AGATCGCACTCATGCCATGTGGGACCCGGCAAAGGCCGTCCTCATCTATGACGGGGACACCGCAATAACTCCCTCTCGGATAGACTACGCGGGCGGGTATGTCACGTTGCAGGCGGCTCCTGCCGGTGCGGTGACTTGCACTATCTATTACTTCGCAATAGAAGCATTGGGCGGTGCATATGGTTGGAAAGCAGACCTCAAATCCGACACCAAAGAGGTCACGACCTTCTCAGGAACTTTGAATAGCGCCACCGCCTGGAAGGAATATGTATCCACCCTCGAAGGATGGAATTGTAGCGTATCCCGGCATTTCTTCTTGGCAAAGGCATCTGTCACAACGGCATTGGTCACGGCGGATGCGAACCTCAAATGGGAATGGAACGATCCTGGCAAGGCCGGTAATGCTGAGGCAATTGTCTATGAGGCCGGGGCCGAACTGCAAATAGCCAGGGCGGCCAATGTCACGACCGTAACCTACATCGATGATACCACCATAGCCAGCGACATCAAGACGCACCTTGAGGCAGATCCTGCATTGGCGGCGCTCTGGAGCCTGAGCTATCCGACAACGGACTATAACGCGGGATTCCACCAAGGCGGGGCGAATCCGTCCATTGACATCAGCGGCGGGACCGATACCAGCTTCAATATCAAGGCCGATTCTGAGTCTACCGCTCACCTGATTACTCTGACTGTCGCGGGCCTGAATAGCGGCGTTGCAATCGCTTCCGCGATGCAAACGGCGATCAGAGCTTTAGGCGGTGCGTACACTTCCGTAACCGTATCCTATGAGGGAGCGCCTGACACTGATTATTACCTGATCACTTCTGGCACCACCGGCGCAGCATCTGCCATTACCATCACCGACGCTACCAGCAACAACCTAGCTGATAACCTGAAGATTGCAGTAGCCAACGGCGGTACATCCACCGCAGGCAATGATGGAACCGGCGCGGGCAAGGTCGGGGCAGTCACGCATACCCACGCCAGCGGAGGCAGGGATAGCTCAGATATAGCCAAGCTCGGTACGAAATGCCTATGCGTGATGTATCTGGACAACACTACGGGCTCAATCGGCAAGCTGGAAGGCATCGGCACACTAACCGGCCTGGGCCCAACTTGCACCCTGGAATCCCTGGTAGAATCGGATGTGACCTTTGAGGGAACTAGCGCATTGCGATATCACACGGTGTAACCATGCCGGAAATATGCAAGCAGTGCGGGAAGGAACACGCCACCCTGGAAGAGCTACAGGCGAAGGCAAAGCCCAAGCGGATCAAGGTTAAGAAAAAGTCTATGACATTGCAGGAAGATCCTGAGAAAATGACATAGGACTAATTGAGCCTCGATGAAGATCCACCAAGATCTGAGGGGCTCCCTTGCTTTATTTAGACATTTTTATCAATAGTAAAATGAGTTGAAAAAGCAATACTTTCAAGGGAGAATTTGTATGGAAAATGATGATTATGGCAAAGGTGGCGTGGTGCATCAGCAAAACACGCCGGGCGAACTTGGCTCTGAAATCGTGGTGCCAATCAAGTTAATGATGCCAAATTGTGCGGAAGATCTGGAGAGTTTCATTGATTCCAGAATCGAATATAAAATTAAACAAATGATGCTCAGAGGGAGAATACCATGATAACAGTCGACTTGAAGCAACAAAAGATCTTTGCAGACGGCAAAGAGATCACCGGAATAAGAGATTTCACGCTTGCTTATGTGCCAGGCCACAAGCAACTTTCTGCCAGCCGAATCCAAACGGATGCGTCCGGGCGGCCAGTTGCAGAATTTGGCGCCACATTTGAACAGGATTTGAGATTTGTAGATGATCAGTTTGAAGTTATAGCTTAAAAATTTCAAGGGAGAAATGACACATGAAATCTACACCATTTTTAGTGGGCGGCCAAGAGCTGTCTATCAGGTATGAAAACAAGCAACAGCAAGACATCAAGCACAACGCACCTAAGAAATTCTTCCCAGATGCGAAGGGCCTGCGGTTTAAATCCTCCATGGAACTCCTCAATCACCTCGGAGATACCGATATCGAGATTTACCTCCTGCAAAAGGGCCTGGAATGGTCCGGCTCTGGTATTGGCAAAGTTACTGAGGAGGTTGCCGGACAACTTCGCCAGGACTATCTCGAAGAAGGCGAGGCCGATTCCGGCGAGAAATACGAGGCGTTCGTGGCGCTTTTGGCCGATGCTCTCAGCCTTAACGTGATTGGTGCATCTGGAAAAAAGCTCCAGGAGAAGGCCAAGATTACCCAGGAGAAGACCAAGGACGCGAAGATCGAGGAGCTGGCGATAATCTACGAAGCTCAGAAGATCGCGAACGAACGCTACTCGATGAGGAAGAGTACGAACGAATCTCCCTCGGACTCCTAAATTTATCTTATGAGGAGTTCCTTCATTCAACTCCACCTGAAATTAACATCAAAGTCGAAGCTTGGAATGAGGCCCGGAAACGTGACGCACTCCGGGATTATGCCGCAATAAGGCTATCTTCATGGGCTTATAATAGCCCCAACAAATTCCCAACTTTTGAACAGTTTTATCCAGAACAGGCGGCACCACCACCGAAAAAGCCGCTCGCAATGACAGATCAGGAAGCTAAAAGGGACATTCTTTTGATGGCCCCTTAATTTTTTATTGAGGTTACTATATGCCAGGTGAACAGGTTGGAAGTGCATACGCCAAGATTTCGTTAGATGATTCCGCTCTGGATAGTGGCCTCAATTCGGCCAAAGGCAAGTTCTCTGCTGCACTGAGTAGCATGGAAGGCAAGGCCGTAGGTGTCGGAAAATCCATAGGGACAGCACTCGCAGCAGGAACGGTAGCCGCTGGCGTGGCTATGGCGGGCGTTGCCACTGTCGGTGTCAAGTCCTACATGGACATTGAGAGCGCCGCCGCCGATGCTGCTTCTAAGATGGATCTGTCTGCTATTGCACAGAAAAATGGCACCACCGTGGGCGAAGCTTTCAATGGTATTAAGCAGCACGTTATTGAGGTTTCCAGGGAGCTGGGACAGCTTAACACCAACGCATTTGACCCAACACAAATAGCGACGGCCCTATCTGGATTGGCCGCGGGTGGATTCGATGTAGCTTCCGCCAGCGCCGAAAACCTGTCATCAATATTGTCATTGGCGACGGCCACCAACTACGATTTAGCCGATTCGTCTGGAATGGCAATGGCTGCCATGAACACATTTGGCATGACGGTGGATGATCTGGGGCGCATTGCAGATGTATACACAACCGCGTGCGGGGCATCTGCTGTTGGTATGGGTGATCTCAACTATGCCATGCAACAGGCGGGTCCGGTGGCATCTGTCGCTAACGTAAGTTTTGAAACATTGACTGCATGTATCGAGCAGTTATCACAAAGCAATATCAAAGGCGAAAAGGCAGGCACCGCACTAAGAGGATCAATCAACACTCTAATAACCCCCTCCAAGACCTTAACTGACAACCTGGCTGCCATCGGCTTAACGATGAAAGACGTTGATCCCAGGACCAACGACTTTGTAGACATCTTAGAAAAGATGAAATCGCAAGCAGACAAAAGCGGGCTTGGCCTCTCAGCATTCACAAAAATATTCGGTGCAGAAGGCGGATTAATTTATAAGATGGCAGAAGGGACCGATGGAATCAACACATTCCGGGACGGCCTTCTGAATTGCGAGGGTGCGTCTGGCAACATGGCCAAAATGATGCTTGACACACTCAAAGGTTCTTTTGATGCAGCACTAGGCACCGCAACCGATTTGGCTATAGGTATCGGCCAGGATTTGGCCCCGACCATCAAGGGCCTGCTAGATTGGTTCTCATCAGATGGCGCTCCGGCCATCCGAGAGCTTTACACCGCTTTCAAAGAGGGTGATTGGGGCAAGATAGGTGATACGATCGCTTCAGCCGTAAAGGCCGGGTGGTCCAAGCTCAAGGACATCGGTAGTCAGCTATTTGGATGGCTCAAGGCCGTTAATTGGGGCGGCGTAGGGGAATATATCGTAAATGGCATAAAGGCTGCTTGGAACGAGCTGATGAGCCTTGGCGGGCAATTGCTATCCGCCTTGATGGCCGTTGATTGGATGTCAGTAGGAACGTCCATATTAGATTCTATCAGTTCTGCAATTGATTCCGTCATCGATTATGCAGAAGGCATTTATGATTACTTTGCTAATATCGATTGGGGCAGCGTTTGGGATTCGCTGGTTTCAGCATGGGATTCTGCCATTGAAAGCCTGTCGAATGTCGGCGAAACTATCTTAGGATATTTTGACTCAATCGATTGGGGAACCGTAGGATTCAAGATTGGTCAGGCCATCAGGGATGCTATCGCGACATTGGCTGACATTGGGCAGAAGGTTTGGGACTATCTGACATCTGCCGATTGGTCCGGTGCTGGAAGCAGCATTACGGAAAAGATCAAGGGTGGCCTCGATAAGCTCAAAGAGTTCTGGAATGAGTTCAAAACCGGCCTTTCTGTAGTAGATTTCACCACTGCCGGAAAAGAAATCGGCGAGAAGATCACAAAGGGCCTCGGCCAAATTACCGACTATGCAAAATCCATCTATGACAAACTAAAGAAGGGTTGGGATGACTGGATTGCTGCTGATGGCCCCGCCAAACTCGGAGCGAGCTTCGGCCACAGCCTCATAAAAGGCGTGGTGGATCTTGGAAAGTGGATCTACGACAAGATAGCAGATTATTGGAAGAGCAACGGCAGCTCGATTGGCTCAAATTTCGCGGCATTATTCCACAGTGCTATAGACTTCGGGAAGACCGCGCTCAAAGCCGCTTATGATTTTGTGGTAGGATTCGGAAATACAGTACTAAAGGCCGGAAAGGGCACAATAGGCGCGTCCATCCTGGAAATCATCGGCAATGCGATGAATGACGCATGGTCCGGGGCAGGTGATAGCCTCATAGAAGCTGCGAAAGAGTGGCGCAAAGACGCGGAATCGATATGGGAAGCGTCTGACTTCGATACTACCATTGCGGCTACGGTTGATTGGTTGGGTGGGACACCGCTACCAGCGGACGGTGAGCGCCGGAGTGTCATCTATGACGTAACGACCACCGGCGGCCCGAATCTTACACCGCTCAGGGGCGGAACGGGTCAGCCCGTGGTATCCTACCAGGGCGGCCAACTTTCGACACAACTCCAGAACGGAAACTGGATGAGTGCTACCAATTGGGCTAACCAGTTGGGTGCAAGCGGCCAGACCGAAACGGCTGCATTCCTCGCCGAGATCAAAACCTGGAAGGTCGCCGGATTCAACCTTCCGCCGAGTGAGATCGAAAAGCTAACGGCGGCGTTCGTGGCAGGCCGCGACAAATACGAGGCAGATAAGGCGGCCCGCGAGGCCCCGGCCAAAGAAGAAGCTGCTATAGGCATAGAGGGCGCAAAAGAAGAGGCCGAAATAGAAACTGACGCTGCCGAAGATGCAGCAACTACCAAAACTACCGCCGCAAAAGAAGCCGCTGCAACTGAAACCACGGCAGCAAAAGATGTCACTCTTACCTTCCGCCAACAGATCTGGAAAGCCGTCGATGACGCAAATACTCTCTGGCGGCAAGGCGGCGAGGCCATCAAGTATGGCATGACCGAAGACGGCAGAAAGATAGCCGTCATCGGGCAAGTAGCTCAGAGACAATTTGAGGGCGCGGGCGGTAAATGGGTAGCCGGAACCACGGCGGCATCTAACCAATTTTGTACCGCTATCGGAATGAGTGGCCATGAGCTAGCGGTCACGTTGGGCCTTGCCAGTGGCGAAACCTCACGCGGTATAATAGCGGCAGCAGGGATCTTTCAAGGAGTGATCGATGGCAGCGGGCAACAGTTCAAGCTTGCCACCGGCAATGCTGTCACCGATCTAACCACCAAAGTCAAGAATACGGCTACTGATTGGATCACTAAATATTCGATAGCCAGCACCAATGAACAAACCAAGCTAATCACGACCGGCGCGGGCATACGAAATAACCTCGATATGGGCGGCCTGAGTGCAAAGAACAATCTTGTAGCGGGTGGAAATTGGATATATGAGAAGGGTGTGGCGGCTGGAAATTCGATAAGCAACGCCGCCTCTACATTATTTTCACGTGTAAGTTCGCTGATTTCCAGTGCGAACAATACGATTTCCAACACGAGGACGCTGTATTTCACAAATTCTGCAAGCAATCCCGCGAACGCCGCAACCGGAAAAACCGCTGCTCAGATCACAACCGGCAGCTTTTCAGACCCCTGGATGAATGCACCAAAAGGCACCTCACCGAAAGGGTTCGCGGTGGGCACCATGGCCACCGGCCCGCAACTATCCCTCATAGGAGAAGATGGCCCGGCCAACCCAGAGTTTGTCATCCCAACCAAGACGAAAAGATGGGATCTACTCTTCGCTGCAATGCGTTCTTATGGCATTCCCGGTTTCGCAGAAGGCACATCGACCGGTACCGCCTCAAGCGATGCCGTAGATGCTGACAAGATGACCGCCTACTTCGGCATAGTGGGCCTGGCATCAATGTCTAAGCAGGTCAAAAAGATCATTACCGATCTCAAAGACTTCTTCAGGATTTCATGGGGCATCGTCAAGGCGGAAGGCTCAACCTACTGGAAGCAGATCAACGCGGTTCTGACAACTGAAATTACCGCGATCAGGGATAACGGCTGGCAGGCCGCGCTCGATATACGCAACGCCTGGATAGCCACCTCGGCAGGCATCCTGGATGACGCAAAGGCGCAATGGGCCTCCTATTGGCCCGCCATAGAGCCCTCCCTAAGCAGCCTGAAGGATTCGCTCATAAGTTCCTTTGAGCAGGCAGGAGACGGCGCTAAGAACGCGATAGATAGCATGGTGATGAACTCAGAGTCCTCTCTGCAAGCCTTCGGGCAGGCGTGGGCGGAAATCTGGTCGCAGCTTGTAACCGACATGGATGCGGCACAAACCCAGATTTCAGAAGGCGTGGCGGCAATTGCCGAAATGCTGAAATCGATATCTGTAAATGTCAATATTTCTGGCGGTGGCGGATATGGAGGAGGCGGGGGGGGAGGTGGTGGCGGCTTCCCAGGAGATTGGGACTTTGGCGGCGGCGGTGATTGGTTAGCACCTACCGGGGATTGGTCTGATTGGGGTGGTGGAAATAGCTATAATATCAACACCAATGGGGGGGGATGTACGATAGGCGGTGGCGGATGCACACTTACTGCGGGTGGATGCCCTAGCTATTTAGCGGCAGTGCAATCGAGTACTGGCCCGTTGGCTACGGCTGGGTTGGGTTATACAGGTGGCTCTTCATATTCTGGTGGGGGTGGATATGCTGACATCTCTTATGCGCTGCCTGCGATCTTCCGGGCCAAAGGCGCGTTGGTGGACAAAGGGCCGGAGCTATCCATCATAGGAGAATCCGGGCCTGAGATGGTCCTTCCTGCCAAGCTCACCCGCATGTTCGTTAGCCTCGCAGATATGGGCGCCAACGCAATCGGCGGCGGGCGGCAAGTAATCGAGGACCGCACCGTTCATGAGCATCATCACTATTGGGACGGAAAACGGGTTACCGATATGGTTATGACTGCCAGCATGAAGAGATTACAACTGAGGGGCGCGGTCCCATCGAGGTAAAATGCCAGACACTTCTACAAGAAATTCATTGAATTTGCCGCTGTCTACGGACGGCGGCCAAACCTCATATACTAGCTGGCACACGAATTTTGAGATCATAGATGCCGCTATCGCAAAATGCAACTGGGACTCCGCGACCGATCCGGGCACAGGAGATGACAGTGCAGATGGCTATGTGGCCGGGTCCTTCTGGCTCAATACGACTGCTCATTACCTCTGGATATGTGAGGACAATACGGCAGGAAACGCTATCTGGCGGCAATTGTATCCCTCCGCCGCGATCACTACAAAGGTCTGCGGGGCGAAAGTAACCGCCACCGGAACCAGTATCACCGTGCCCAATACACCAGTTGCCAACACCTACAAACTTTTCAAGAACGGCCTAAGACTGCTTGAAGGCAGCGGCGAAGGGTTCACGCGAGATGGAACGGCGGTCACTCTGACGACTTCAGCCGAAGAAGACGACGTTTTTTGGCATGATTATGAGTATTGAGGTTCCTACATGCTAGTAAAAATTGGCACCACGGAACTATATACACAGACCACTCTCGCGGAAGCTTTAGGTAGTGACGACAGCACGCCGCTCTCTGAGTCCATGCCGGAAAGCATGACGTTGGCTGAAATCTTCCCGGTCGAAAGCAAGCTCCTTAACGAATCCGGCATAAACATCGAGCATTTTGTAGATGGCCGGGCAACATGTGGGTTTACCGTTCTCGATGAAGCCGGAACGATGGCATTTTATGAGAGGATGAAAGTCGAAATCAAGGATTTAGATAACAATCTCTCCTATGCCGGATTGGTGCAGAGTGGCGAAATCGTCAAGGTTCCCGGAACATCGATCAAATTCCATGTAATCGATTCACCAGATTTTACCGCCATGCTCGACTGGCGCATAGTGGATTATGCAGCTACAAATAAGCTCGCAGGCGATGCCGTAAAGGAGATACTGGCAGAATATCTAGCTGAAGAGGGCATAACCGAAGGCTACATTGAGGACGGTGTTGAGCTATCCGAGATTAGCCTGGGTGATGTGACCGCGACCGTGGCCTTGCAGAAATTGGCCGATTCGCAGGGGTTCGTTTTCTATTTGGACTATGATCTAAAGCTATATTTCCATACCAGGAGCCTTTATGCCGCTGATTGGAGCATTACGGATACTGAGGATATTCTTTCTGACAGCCTATCGATAACCCGCGCCAATCCAGGTTACCGTAATACTGAGATTGGCAAAGGGGGCTATGCAGAAACTGATCTGATGACAGATACGTTCATCGGGGACGGCACCACAAAGACCTTCCCGCTTGCGTATCCTGTCAATCGCATTTCGACCGTGACCGTGGCGGGTCACGAAATGACAGTGGGCCAAAAAGGCACGGATACCGGCAGCTATGAGTCTTATTATGCCGTCCAATCCGAGACTTTCACGTTTGAAACTGCCCCTGCCGACTCGGCTGCAATCGAAATACAGTATTATGGACTGTGGAAAGCCAAAAGCAAAGCAGAAGATCTTTCTGCCATAGCTGCCAATGCCGCCAGGCAGGGGGTAGGCTCTGGCAAGGTTGAGCACATCACAAGCGACGATTCCCTCACATCAATTGAGGCAATGGGCGAATACCTTAACGCTTCGCTGGCTAACTATGCGACCGATGGAATACAAATAAAATACAAGACGCGGCGGGCCGGTTTAGCTGCCGGAACCTTGCAGCATATCGCCTTAGACGATATAGATGAGGACTTCTTAATCACGAACGTTTCAGAGTCTCACAAGGACGGGGATACGGAATATACCGTATCGGGCTGCTATGGCCCGGTGCAACCCGAATGGGATCTGTACTTTCGTTCGGCATTCGAGGTCGTACAAAATGCTATCAGTGAAGGCGTAGATGCAAGTGGTGTCACGAAATTATACAATTTTTCGCATACTTACCTTGATGCAGATAGGACTCCTGCCCATGCGCATTCTGATATTTTCACTCATGCGATGATAGGAGAAGGGCTTGCGGTATCGAGCGATACATGGCCGTGCTTCGATCCCACCGACCGGGTAGAGTATATCGAGTTCTGGAAAGACGACGCTTGCGTTTTCCGCAAGCAGCATACGTCAGTTGTGGATGAGGCGCTTGATACGGATATTCATAGTTATTCCTACATAGCACCGGCTGAAGCGATTGGCGATATAGAGGAGGTTGTCTTTTTCGGGGGGTCATTAGCCACCTCTGTATATGGTACAGGCGTTGAAATCTATCGGGCGGATTTCGTGAAGACGAAGACCATTTTGGAGAGCTTACAATTGAACATGAATTATATTAATGGAAGTGTCTAAATGGCCTACACGGCGACCAACTGGCTTGAGCTTTCGATGTCTACGGCGCAAAAGCTAACTGCCTTGGATAATTTAGAAAGCATGTATTCTCAGGCAGTTTCATATATAGACGCGATTACCCACAGCAGCAGCTACTATACGGATGCCCAGGCAGCCGCACGCTATTTTTCGGCAGATACGGATGGCTCCGGGACCGGCTTGGTAGCAGCCACATTGGACGGCTCAACCGCCGATGAAATAATAGCAGGCGGCACGCCATCAGGATCTATCTGCTGGTGGTCCGGGTCGGATGTTTCCGTTCCTGCCGGGTGGTATGTCTGCAATGGGCTAAACGGCACGCCGGACCTGCGAAATAAATTCATTGTCGGTGCGGGAAGCCACTACAGTAAAGGTGATACGGGCGGCGCGAATACCGTCACCACAGAGGCAACGATAACAATAGCGGGGCATAGCCTGACTGCGACAGAAATCGCGAAGCACACGCATGGGACGATCACAGATTATTATGCGAGCACTTCGCTAGGATACCATTATGGTGTTGGTGGTTCGTATGTGGATTTCTCGGAAGTTCCACGCGATACTGGACCTACGGGATCTGGTAACGCCCATACACACGATGCGACTTATACCGGCACGGGCAGTCAAGCAAAGATACCACCATATCTCGCACTTTATTTAATTATGAAGAGCTGATCACATGACTTACACCAAATTTCATGAGTCTTGGTCAGCTACGGATGAGCTAACCGGCGCGGCTTTTAATCACATCGAAACGCAATGGACATTGGCAAAAATCGATATCGACGCCCATAACCACGACACCAGATATTACACCAAAACGCTTGCAGACACTACTTTCTTCAGCACTTCATTCTACACCGGATTCGATGCGGATAAGGTAGACGGTCAGCACCTATCAGATCTGGTAGCGGCGGTAATGCCCATAGGGGCCATCATGATATGGTCAGGCACGGACGCGAACGTGCCTACTGGCTGGCATATCGCAGACGGCGGGACATATAGCGGCACGGTGACACCCAATCTACGAGATAGATTTGTAATAGGCGCGGGCGATACATATGCAGTAAATGCGACATCCGGCCCGGCCAACTGGAACGGCACCATATCACCAACGGGTACGGTCACTGTAGGAGATCATACGCTAACCACTGCGGAACTGCCTACACATACTCATGGATTTACTGAATATTATTCACCGCTGGCAGGATATAGCGACAGCGCGTCTCAACCAACAAATCGCGTTATTGTGTCCACCCCTCGATCAATCGGGAATCAGGCGGATGGCGACGGATCACATGGTCACACTGGCTCGACCGCGAGCTTTACCGGCATCGATCCCAGGTCGACATACTACAGTTTATATTATATTTGCAAGGTGTCATAGATGGCCTACACAAAAAACGAAGACCCCTGGTCGGCTGAAGATCTAATAACCGCTGCGATTATGGACAATTTTGAGACAATATATACCGAGTGCTCGACTTACCTATCTACTCATCTGCATGATGATCTCTACCAGACGAAAGCAGAAATGGAAGCGGCGTATTGGTATGCGGGAAATGATGGCTCAGGCAGCGGTGCAGACGCTGATCTAATCTATAAGGCATCTGGAAATCTACATGCTGCATCTTTTTCAGGGCTCGGAGTGGATACGGGACTGATCATCCTCTGGTATGGCTCAACTGGCAGCATCCCGGCTGGCTGGCATCTATGCGACGGTACGGGTGGTACGATAGACCTGCGGAATCGCTTCCCGGTGGGTGCTGGAAGCACTTATGAGGCGGGAGATACAGGCGGCTCGGCCACATTCGCAGCAGCTGGTAGCATTTCCGTAAGCGGTCATTCGCTTTCGGTGGCAGAAATGGCGGCACATGTCCACCCGTTCTTGGATTGGACCCCCACCTACCACGCAGCGACAGGAGTATCTCAAAATTGGATATGCCAGGGCACCGCGACGACATCAGGCGCCACGGCAAGCGCGGGCAGCGGCGATGCTCACGGTCACAGCACGGCAGAAGGTACACACTTTGATGGAGATGCCGTAGCCAGCCTGCCGTTCTGTCTGGCATTATGCTACATACAAAAAATTGCTGCCTAAAAAAGTTTTACTTGAAGGCTTTGACCGCCTCAACTTGCTTATTGAGGCTGTCCACCTTTATGCCCGCCTGCCGGTACTCATGCTGCGCCTTGCGGCCCTCTCTCTCGGCGATATGTAGGGCCGTAAGAAGCTCCCTTGTGGCCTTCTGGGCCTTTTGGTGCTGGCGGGCTTCTTCTGTTATGCCGTCGAGCCGGGCCTCGTCTAAGGCTCTATTATATGCCTCCTCGCGGGCTTCTACAGCAGCTATGCGCTTCTCTTCGGCGGTGTATTGGGCCGTGCCCTTCTCGATCAGGACGTTATAGGCTTCGGCTATCTGGTCTACGATATTGGGCGCAATCATTAGACCCCCCCAAGATAATTGCCCGTGTTATCGCTATACGTGCCGGTGGTGGCATTGTACCGGGCAGTGTCCGGCAGTAGGTTAGCGTCATTTGTGGTATATTTTGCCCCGCCACCGACACCGCCGTCTATCTTATGGATCGGACCGCTGCCAGTTACATTAGCCACGATTAGCGGCTTATTCAGGTCTTGGAAGATGGGCGGCAAGGTATAGGCGGTATTCTTCGGCAGGTTGCCCCATTTGGCATCGGTGTATCCTACTGAGGCAAGCCAGGTGTTGAGGTCAGCAATCAGGCCATTGTACTCAGCCTCTTTTGCCTGATCCGTTTGGCCTAAGATCGCTAAGGCTCCGATGCGATAACCTTCCTGGATGCCCTGATAATAGGCGGTTTCGGTGAAATTCATTCCCTGGGTAGTCCCTGCCAGAAAAAGCAGGGCTAGAATTACAAGATAGTGCTTCATTCACTTTTCTCCTTATTCTCTCTCACCAATCTTAATACGTATTCGGGCCACGTTTCGCCTTTTCTTTTTAGGCTCGCAGCCTCTGCATATTCGTCTGTGTCAAATTTTAATGGCACCGTTCTAACCGGCATGGAATTACTACAGTAATAACCACTATATATAGGTGATCCTCTTCATGAAATTACTACCACTCTTAGCCATAACCCTCTTAATCGTTGGGGTCGCATTCGCGGCAGAACCGAAGATTAACCCAGGCACTCAGATTAATTGGAATAAAAACATAAGTGCCCACATGCATGGGCTGATAAACGGATCTGGCCAGGATGCCGCCACGTATTCGCAATTGGTGGCCGCCAATAGCTCGATGAAGTCTTACGTAGATATTGCTAACAGTTCCATGAAGGATTATGTAGATGCGCTACCCACCGGGGCGTCTAAGGTGAACATATCAGGCGACACAATGGATGGCGTGCTGAATGTCGTCAACGGCACCGGGCAGGCGGCGGCGAGCTATGCACAACTCCAGCAGCCAGGAAGTAATATATCATATGGTGGATACGTCCAATCGGGAAGGATCGCACCCACACGAAAGGCGGAGGTTTTTCTTTACACTTTGCCGTGGGTCGGATTGCAGATGGCGGTTGCAATGCGGACAGATGGATGGCCAATTTCGATCAGTGCCACAAATTCCACTGCGATCCAAGCTGCAATTACGAGCATACACAATTCTGGAGGCGGGCAAGTTGTCTTGGCATCTCGATTTACCGGAATAGCAACCACGATAAACAGTTATACCGACGTCCAGTTAGTAGGATATGGTATAAGTACTGGACTCGAAGGTACTGCAAATCCTGTGCTAAAAATTACCGGGTCGAAATCATGGATAAGGTCCGAAATATTGTCGAACATGGCAATAACTGCAACAGCAAACAACGATGCGGTTAAGTTAGATCATCCCCTGTGTGGTGATTTAAGCAAATTAAATCTGACTGTCGCGGGGAATGGTTCATGTCTGGATATTCACGCATGGTCGGTTAGTACCATCAGTGGATGCGGTTTTATGACACAATCTAACAACCGTTCTGGCAATGGACTGAGAATCAGAGGAGACGCCACGCATGGTGCGGTTGGTGTGAACATAGTACAAAGTTCATTTTATTATTTGGATAAAGCGATATGGATTGACACCACCACGGCAGCTTGGACACAGGGTTTGTTCCTATCGGGAATTACTGCATGTGGCAACAACTATCATATCTGGATAGGGCAAGTGATGGATTTCACCTGCACCAACAGCAATTTAGACGGTGCCGTCATTGAAGCTATCCACATCGAAGGGGGCTCATATTTCAGATTTTCTCAGTGTTGGATTGATGCGGATTCAGGCAGTGCGATAAATGCCACTAAAATAAACAGTTTTATTTCCGTATTATCGATTAACCAGTGTGCAATTCACGCCGACAAAACTGCGCTGATGTCGGCTATATCGGCAGCAGAGGTTAGTCATTTAATGGTGGAAAATTCACTTATTGTGGGATATAACGGGATCAATGTCACAAAGGGATATTGTTCCTACATGAGCGTAATCGGAAATAATATGGCCACTTGCCATTATGGGATACGTGTCCCTGCGACAAACGGCCTTGCCTTTTCGGTCATTAATAGCAATATGATGTGGGGCGTTGCTATCCCTATTTACAATACCGCAGGGATAGTAGCTAGTCGGGCGTCTGGGAATCTAAATTTGACTGATGCCACATGGTAGTCGGCGACCGCCCGATCACCCCCCTCCACGGCTCTTCTGCCCACCACGTCGCAGATAACTCTTAACTGTGCTCCAGGCATAGCCCGTGGCATTCGCGATGTCCGCAATATTCTTCCCTTCTGCGATCATCGCAGCTATTTTCGCGACCAATTGCGGATCATCTGCGATTCTTGGCCGTTTGATTTCGCCCTCTCGCGAGACAGGCGGCTTATCATTTTTTATGATTTCCTTCTGTGATGTGGCCGTAGGTGTCGGTTTTTCTTCGCGATCTAAGTAAGCGATCAAGGCCTCGTGTATTAGTTTGCTTTTTCCTCCATGCACGCGACCGAATAGCTTGAGTGCTAATGCTTCCAATCGCGTATTTTCTTCAGGATTCAATTCTACACATACTTTCATGATTGCATATATGCGCGATTGGTAGATATGCTTATTCATTTGCGCAATTGCGCAAAAGGTATATATATTAGTGGCTACTAATAGGGTAGTATGCAAGAAACTACTAAGACTCGGAGCGTATACAGGTATATCATCGAGGCCGCCGGGTGCCTCGATTTCGCAGACAGCATCGAAGGTGCAGTGGCAAAGGTGGCCCAAAAAACGTATCTGGAGTGTGAAATTGCTGCCTCCCCCGCCTGGCGGCAATCTAGGCATCCCCACGAGGACGAGGAGCACATTGAGGCTCTCGCCACGGGCGAGAGCCTGAAAGGGTTCGCCTACGAGGCGAACAAATTCCGTTCAGTGGCTAAAGCCGCTGAGATGAATGCGAACGTGGCCCGGCTGGCCGCCAACGCGACGGGGCAGGCGGTAGGCATTATAAGCCGAAAGAAGGCTGCTTAATGCCCGCCGCTAAACCTCTTTCCGAGCACGCCGCCCGGCGGCATGTAGATTTCCGGCCAGACCAAGACGCCAAATGCCAGCGGCTCGCGAAGAAGCGACGGCTATCTGGGGTTTGCCAGCGGGCGGTAGATGAATATGATGGATGAGTATCATATTAAGCAGGCCCATTCTGCTATAGATTCGCTCGCGGCAGAACTTGCGACCGCCAAAAAGGAGCTCGGAGAGCAAAAGGCACTGACTTGCGGCAAGCTTCTGCCCGTGGTAGATTACCCGATGGGGCAGGCAATGGCAAGCATGGGCAGCTACCATACGCCGGAAAAGGCCCGAAAAGAGATGGATGCTCTTTATCAGAAATGCCTCGCCCTAAAAGAGGCCAACCAGACGGCGATAAAGAACAATCAGGCGGTTTATGATGGTCTTAGGAAACTTATAGCCGCTATAGGCATCCCATCGAGCTATAATAAAATAGTCAACCGACGATCATATAAGACCGAATCGGTGCCATACGATTGGACAGATGGATTAAGGCGATTGGTGGCCGTCCATGACGGCTGGCCGGATGTCCAGCGAACTTATGACCAGAAAATAGCAGAAATCACAAAATGGGAAAAGGAGATCGCGGCCAAAGAAGAGGAAGAAAAGCGGGCAGCGGAAGCAGAAATCAAGAACGTCGAAAAGATTAAGACTCTCGGAATATTGGCCGATAGATACGGATTGCCATTATCTGCCAATGATCATGAGATCTTAGATGCTGTCCTGGCAAAAGACAAGTATCTCGATTTGGGCCATAGCCTGATGCTGAATAGGCTGGATTGGAATGAAGGGCCGTATCATGCCCGATGCGGCTTGGATCGCTTCGCAGTTATCTCTGATATCGATCATGCCATATATGCAGAAATTCGCGGCTTAATCGATGATTGGCAGGGAGATGGGCGGGTTTTCCGGGATGCCGAATATGGATATGATGCGCTTTTCGGTCTTGCTGATCAGGCAATTCTGGCAGATTATAAGAAGCTGACTGAATACATGGAGCTAGTATGATCGATAGGATACGGGGCACCCGAACCGATGTGCTCCTACGCCTCCTGGAAGGCCCGCAACCTATCGCCGCCTTGGTGGAGAGGCTGAAGAAAAATAAAGCGGGCATCCATCATGAGTTAGCTGCGCTTATCGAGGCGGGCGAGGTGGCCCGGTGCAATGCGAAATATGAATTGTCGCAAGTTGGCAGGATAAAGGCCCAAATGCTCTGCGACATGCTAGCATGTAGCAAGGTGCTGGATGAGCATAAGGACTTCTGGCAGGGTCACGACCTGAGCGGCATTCCAGGGAGGTTACAGGAGCTGTTAGGAGAGTTGACAGGATGCAAACTTATACGAGATTGCCCGGATGCACCGATCGATCATCAGGCGGCGTTTGCCGACGCCATCATGCGAGCTAAAGAGATCTATGGCCTATCTGGTATCATAGAGCCAGGGTACGCCGAAGCAATCTTGGCCGTCTTGGCACAGGGCGCAGAGGTTAGCCTTATCCTCTCGGAGTGGGTTATTAGCCAGATAGAGCCCAGGATGCTAGAAAAGGCACTATCTTATGAGAACTTTAGCCTTTATCAGCTAGACGGGCTAAAAGTGGCCTTCACGGTCACTGATGAGCTGATCAGTCTTGCATTATACGACCATGTAGGTGTATATGATCCCTGGCAAGATCTGATATGCGAGGGAGATCGGGCGGTTACATGGGGGAAGGAATTGTTTGAGCATTATAAGGATATGGCGAAGGTGGTTAAGTGACCGCATATCGATATATTTTGGGCCATTGCGATGAATGTAAGAAAGAAATCACTATGGGACAAACAGATTTCTACCATAAGACACTGATATGTTTTGATTGCAGAGATAAGCAATCTAAAAAATAAAATCCCGTCTATGCCGCCTTACTCGCGGCCTCTTCTCGTATTATGCAAGATCCTGATATCTTGCATGGCGGCCCGGAAGACCCCGGACGGCCTAATTTCTGGATGCTCATTGAGGAAGGTGCGGTCTTCCTCTGATATGGAAATGGTGATTTTTGGGAGGTGTATTGTAGGACAAACATCGATGTTTTGTTTAGCGCATAAATCGCAAAACGCGGCTTGTAGCTCAGGCGCGGGGCACTCAAACTGCCTCCACTCTTCCGAGTCTTTTATCATAACACTGTATTTATGACAAACGACGTTTCCGGGAACTATCCAAACATGGCATAATGACAAAGAATCCTGCTTATCAAATGCCATGAATATAAAATCATCTGCCTCGCCGTTTCCGTTTATGACAAAGTTCCAATACCGAGCACTCGACTTGCCAGATGGCATCGCCGCTTTTACGTCGATTTTTTCGCCCGTTGGTAAGACAAAATCAAACTTTGGGTTATTTGGTGGCATTCGTGTCCAGTCTGGATGTGCCGATGCTATGACATTTTCGGCAATCGTTATGCCCAAAAAACCGGGACTGCTTCGCTTCATGCTACCACCGGCAGCTTTACATTTTTTCGGCAAGCCGGGCAGGAAACATAAGCCGGAATTTTCGGCGTGCTTCGCTTCGGGCCTTTATAGTCCCACGCATGTTTGCACCGGGGGCAAAAAGTAGAAATGGGCATTTATTGCTTCCCCCATTTTCCTAAGTATTCGTTGTGCTTCCGCACCGATCCCGGATACGGCCCCCATTCGTCTGCTTTCCACGAGGGACATTCGTGATGCACCGGCACCGACTTGGATCTATAATTGCCGAAGTACACTTGCGTTTCCGGGGTGGCATAGACGGTTTTCTCCTCTGCTAGTATGCAGCCCTCTCCGTTCAGGCCGCATTTGTCCACCATGCACCGCACACTGCCATCCAGATAATGATAATGGCACTTGATTAATACGTCTCGATTGCTCATAGTCAGTAATAGTAAGTAATAGTATATAAACTTTGCTCTAAATACCTCTATATAGATTCTACCAACCTACCATAAACTATGTATAAATTTCTAAAACATTTACCTCTATCCGCCCTATGGATAGCATTCGTCGAAACGTTTTGGATTGTCATTTTGGCCGATCTTTGCCGCCTGCCTATCCCTTATGCGGCCATTCCGGCAGTTTTCCTTCTAGTGTTCGCGGTCTATGCCAATGACCATGCAAAAGGGTCAGATGAGGACAGGCTAAATAATCCTGATCGAATTATTCAGTATCCCATTGAAAGGATCGCCAATTGTGCCGGCGTTCTTGCCATTATCATAGTCGCTGCAACCGATTATACCAAGTTGCCCTTTGTCCTTGTGCCGGTCATTGTGGGTCATTCCTACACGCGAAAAATAGGCAATTTCAGGCCAAAGGACCTTCCCGGCCTAAAGACTCTGATTGTGGCGGCCCCGACCGCCTACTGTTACGCGGGCCTGGTTGGCGGTGATTGGCGGGCCTATGCACTGGTATTCCTGGTTACTGTCATAGATACTACCCTCTGCGATATTCGCGACCTGAGGGGGGATGCCGCCAATGGGGTCCGCACCATTCCGGTAATTTGGGGCAGATCGCGAACGCTTCTAGCATTGGCGGCCATTGACATAGCGATATTTGCCTTATCGCCTACCATCGCGATCCTGGGTGGCCTATGGCTTGCCTACTTCGCGAAGGATCGGCCCATTTGGCATTATGATATCCTGGTCGATGGCTGGATTTTATGGGCCTCAATCGCTCTCTACCTCCACCAGTAGGACCAATGCTTTCTTTTTGGCATGATCGACCCCGATATAGAGGCGGCCATTCTTGTCTATCTCGCGGATTTTTGGGGGCGCTACCAGGTTGCTGTCTAAATATCCGGCAATTGCTTCATGCAGTTTCATGATCTGACGATGTATTCACTGATATATATCGATGTCCACCAACCAACCTACCATAATCTATAAATATCATATGTACTAATCTTCTGAATGTAGAAAAGTTATACTGCTTAAATAGCAGTGTAAAAAAAGTACACTTAACACTTTCACACCACGCGAGGAAAATAGCCAAATAACCAGGAGGGAATTATCAAGAAATGCAACACAAGAAGACCCGCACCTTTCGACCTAAGCCAAGAATTGCGACTCTGCTAGAGGAAATGGTCGAGCGCACTGGAAAAAGTTACAACGACACCATAGAGGATGCTATTGAATTTTACGCCAATTGTGGCCCTAATATGGCAAGGGCTGTAGAGGCAGGCGCTACCAAATTGGTACAAAACCAGACAAAAGAACTTTTGGAGGGTGTCAGAACGATATTGAGGGAAGAATTGGACACTAAAGATGTCAAAAAGATTTCACAAGTGTTAAATATACGAAATAATGATGCGGTAATGGAATAAGTATTAAGAGAAGATCCGCCCAATAAAGCCCGGCTACCACCCCGGACCAGGCGGATCTTTGGGAGCGTTATGGTCACATGACAGGCCACAACTGACCTCTAATGGTAGAGGCTGGATAGGAATAGGCTCTACGCCTATTTAGGTTTTTTGTGTGACTGTGGCTCATGGTGGCATGAGGCATGGTAACATGGATATTCTAATTGCATGTGAGTTTTCCGGCATAGTCAGAGACGCTTTTATCGCCCGTGGGCATGATGCCATATCATGCGATTTGTTGCCGTCCGAGAGACCGGGGCCACATATCCAGGATGACGTCCTGAAGCATCTCTCGGATGGGTTTGATTTGATGATCGCACATCCACCTTGCACCCATCTGGCGGTTTCAGGCGCGAGATGGTTCCGCAATAAACAGCAAGAACAGAAAGAAGCACTTGATTTTGTCAGGGCGCTTATGGCTGCGAAAATTCCTAAAATCGCAATCGAGAACCCGAAAAGCGTTATCTCTTCTCAGATCAGAAAGCCAGATCAGATAATACACCCCTGGCAATTCGGGCACGGTGAGAAAAAGGAAACCCATCTCTGGCTGAAGAATCTGCCGAAGTTGCAACCTACTGATATCGTGGCGGGCCGATTGCCACGAGTCCATTTCGAGGGGCCTGGGCCAGAACGGGCAAAGAATCGATCTAGGACATACCAAGGAATTGCAAACGCGATGGCTGCGCAGTGGGGGTAGCATGGATATTTCAAAGTACATCTTGATCGGTGCCACGTTGGTTGCTCTTTTTGCGTTGTGGAGAGTGTGGCGATTTAAGCCGGTGTGGTGGCCTGCATGAAGCTATCCAGCACCGAACGGGAAGCTGCCCGCGTTTTGCATCATGTCATGGGCATGGGAACCTACCAGTGCTCGCGCATTTTCGGTGTTTGGCCAAGCAGCATGACTCGGATTTTGAGAAATGTGTCTTTGCCGAAGTATAAAAATTTCAGTAAAGGCAGATACAACAAGGATCGGGAAGAGATTCTTGCCTATATTGCCCAAAACGGTCCATGTTCTACATTCGATATAGAATTGTGCTTACATCATGAGAATGGTCCCGTTTTGAGGCATTTGAAGGGCCTCCTAGAAGAAGGCAAGATCACCAAGGCGGGGAAATTCTACCAGATCACTATTATAACGAATTATATTTCAGAGGAGATTTTAGCATGAACGATTTTGAAGCCGTTGCAATGCGAAGACATGAAGATTTAATGAAGACTCATCCAATCCATAGCAAAAAGGACTTACCACCCAGGCCGACCATGCGATTGATTCCGGTACATGAGAAGATAGCGCAACTCGCCGAAGCCCGCGATTGCTACCAGGAGAGGGTGGATTGGTGCAATGCTGAAATAGCGATTTTGGAGGGGGACCAATGAGCGACCAATCCGATGCTCTAATGTCCATTTGGAACATGAAACCTGCCCCGGCCATCACTCTCTATACGATCCCCGAAACCTGCCCAAAATGCAAGGAAGTTAAGGCCATTCTTCTCGATCGCTGCATACCATTTTTGGAGAAGGATCTTCGCGAAATGTCCGGCGAAGAGAAGACCGATTTTATCATCACGAGGCTTTTCCCGCCAATGGTGGCTCCGGTGGCTCGATGGGGCAATGACTGGCTGACATGCGAGGAGATTATGGAGAGATTGGTATGAGGTTCATGTGGATGCGGCGGTGCATTCTGTTTACAGTTGTGAAGATTCTGAGAACTATGAGGATGATATGAACGATATCCTAGCTCGCCTCAAATCCGAAAAATGGCAGGGTTGCCTGTGGATAGATTTCCGGCAAGATTTACCATTTTTATTCATGCTAGATTATACGTATGTGGGCCGGGGCAAGACGGCAGAATCGGCTATGATCGAAGCAATTCAGGCGATGGATGCCAAATGAAGCAAGCCACCTCAATAGAGTTCCCATGGGTCGGGGCTACGATCCTATATCCTGGCCAAAGGCAGGCACCATGGGAATATTACCTTAATCTCGCCCAGATGGCCGCTACAAGAAGCCCATGCCTAAAAAGGAAAGTTGGGGCGGTACTGGTCAGAGACAAGCGAATTATCGCCACTGGCTACAATGGGCCTGCTAGCGGCCTGCCCCATTGCTCCGATTGCAAGCGCGCAATTCCCGGCCAAGACTTACATGATTGCCAGGCCATCCATGCTGAAGCTAACGCGATTCTTTGGGCAGGCATTCCGTTAGCGACTGGGGCATCTCTGTATTGTACTCATCTACCTTGCTTCCATTGCGCTAAATTGATTATACAGGCAAAAATAAAAGAGGTGTCATATATCCATTCATATCCTGACGAAAGGGGAGTGGCGCTGCTGAAAAAAGCAGGAATTGAGGTTTATCAATGGCCTGGAAACAGGAGGCAAATCGAGGATCGGCTGGAATGGGGGGCAAGTCATTGGTTGCCAGGGGGTGAACCATGAGCGAATATCCATCAGATGAATTTTTGCAAAGCGTCCGAACTTATGATGTCATCAAGAATGGCCCATGCAACCTGATCAGAAGCCTAAAGGATGAATGGAGATGGCCCGATTACATCAGGTGGCATCCTAAGACAAGGACGCTAAAAATTTCTACAGGCGGTTGGTCCGGGCATGAAGACATCATGCAGGCGCTTGCAGAAAACCGGATGTTTTTCATGATGTATTGGCGAGCATCGCTTGTGGGCGGGCATTATACGTTTCGGATAAGGAAGATAGACGGGGTGCCAGAATGAAGGAAGAAGATGAAAAGAAAAAGATAGACCTTCGATTGTGGTTGCCTGATCCATTGGCACTATTTAGAAGGATTCTTGCGGTGATAACATGAGGGCATTTGTCGCATTTGCGCTTCTGGTCGCATTGGCCTTCATGGTTGCAGATCGCGTTTTGTCCGAAGAGGCAAGCGATCTGTCATCATTAATGCAGACCGACGCAGGCGGTGATTTGCGATCTCACATGTTCCTCGCAGCATTCCACGGCTATGAGGTATCTGCGGGTGGAATCGTGGCCTTAGACGGCATGAAATATGAGATTTGGCCGGAAGTCAGGCTTATACAGTGATGTACGAAGATTAGCATTTTCGTACATGTAAACCTATGATGGAATAGGAAGTTTACAACTACCAGATAGGGAGCTATAATGAGGACCAAAGGCAAAACCGGAAGCAAAGAGTTTCATCGATTATTAGAAGAATCCCGCCTTCATGAACTGGATTCCCATCCGATGACATCAAGGGAAATGGAACTTGCACCTCAACTCGTGATGAGGCTCAAGGTTAAGGGGGTGATAGTGGGTTGTGGCAAGGTTAGCAATTTCCATAGGCAATATATCCTATGGGGGCCGGGACCGCGCTATAAGCATTACATGAAGGAATGGGGCTGGCTATGATGGCCGCCGCGAGTGCTCCGGGGCTGGATGCGGAGAATAGGCAACTGAGGGCGGAAATAGAGCAACTAAATGCCGTGATAAGCGATATGCGTATTGAACTTGATTCTGTCTGGAAGGAGTTTAGTTCTACCAATCGCAGAGTTTCCAAGCTGGAGAAGGTCAGGCCGTCCAGGGGATCGCTTGAACATCTCGATAAGCTGGAATTGGAGATAAAAAAGCGTGGTGTTCCAGGAGTCACATTCAAGGCCGCTGCCGAATTGCTAGGGATAGATAGGTCAAGCGTTAGTAAGTTGAGTTCTAAAATCAAGGATGATCCGCGCTTCTCCGTTCGCTTCCACGGAAAGAAAAAAGTGATTGAGCTTCTTTAACAAATCGTTTTTCATCCGTTTTGCCTTCAAGTGTGCGTTCACACGCACACCCCATTTTCTCTTATGCGTGAGGTGCATAGGTCGTATATATATATATTATCGTATTAACAATCGTTATTATTATTATATATTATTATGCGTTGTGTTGCACACATACGAACACAAGCAAAAGTAATACGTTTTTATGGTTCGGATACACCATTTCTATAGAGATAAAATCCGGTGTTCCTGTGAACGCACACCAAGGGATGAAAATGACTTTTCTGGAAGATTGGCAAAATGCGTATTTGTAAAACATTGCTATAACCTATCGTTAGGTTTATATAGTATAGCGATATAGTAGGGTACATGGCAAACCACACTGTTCTGGCTGCAATGCCAGACCACGCAATGTCCGGCTACAAGTACACCGCTGCTATCTCTTATGAGGACGGCAGCATTTACCCATTATGTGGGTGCATCACCAAGAAAGATGCCCTCGCAGTCTGCAAAGGCTGGATGAAATCCGCCAAGAAGGCAATCTGTGCAGACATCCTTCTGAGGGCTTAAAATGCCCTCCGATTGTTTATTATGTACTAATTGTGGAGGGAAATCTCGCGATATAGACCCAGGCGAACATTTTGATCTATATTGTAAGATATATGGAGATATCGATAATTTTTATGGGTGCAAGAAATTCGCGGCGGTGTCGACATGAGAAACGGCGATATCGCCCTTACACCGGGCACAGATGGGCCGTATGCAGGCAAGCCGGCACTTGTAATTGGTCGGAAAGGATATACGACCACGGTACACACCGGGCGTTTTGAGCTGGTTTATGAAACCGCGCAACTTATGCCACATGGCCGGGCCCGGCGCATAAAGACATATAGGACGTTAGGACATAACGAATTTGCACAATTTAATGTCAATTTCGGAGAGTTCGATTGTACTGTGGACGTAAAAGTAACCGATTCCCTCTATAAAATCGAAGATCTCAGAAAGGCAGCATTCCTGGAAGCATTGGAGAAATTCAATGATTCTTCCTAGATATAAGTGTCTTCGGTGCGGTAAGGAATGGACGCCCCGCATAGAGCATCCGAGAGTTTGCCCCAAATGCAATTCTCCATATTGGGATAAACCTAGAAAATCAAAGGTGATAAAACCTGATTGACATTCTCACCGTCTATCGCGAAGAAAAAAACAACCAAAAACTCGTAGAACTGCCCGAAGCATTCTTTGATCAGGCCACCCAGGCCATCGCCGAAATGCAGGCCGAAGAAGCAGAGGGCGATCTGGAAGAAGAATTGAAGGCCCAAAACGTCAATTCATCTGGCCGGGCTCTGGTCTTGCTATCTGATCTCAGGCTGAAGAAGGTCTTGAAGGGTGCGATAGCAGACGCCTACCGGGTGAAACCTGAGCATGGCCGGGACTTCTTTACAGGAAAAGAAAGAAAGCTTTATGAAAACATTGTCCAAGGAATTAAGGAAATAAAAGGAAAGGTGAATTAAATGAGTAAATGTGCGTTTATGGATCGAGAATGTAATGAAGAATGTGTAGCTCATGTACCAACAAACGGGCCGGATCGAAGAGAAGGTTATCATTTTACGTTTCCGTGCGTTCGCTTAGATGCTCAGTATGATCAGGCGGCGGCGATCTTTCATATCTTGGAGGAGATTAGAAAAGGCAGGCTGCAATGATTGGCGGCAAGAAGGGAATAGGTGGCATCAATAAGGATGCCCTTTCTTTTCTTATACTTTATAAGAACATCGATCCAGATCGCGGGCGGCTTCGGATAGCCAATGTTCTTTTTGTGGGCAGTCTACGAACTCCACGCATTTGGTATCACATTCGCGCGGGCAGGGCAAAGCGATACGAAGGAATCTCGCTTTTAGGTCTATCGCGATTTCCCGCCATTTGGCAAGCTCCTTCTGCAATTCCAGCACATTGCTATGATGCATCTGGATAGTGATCTGGTTTTGGGCAAGAAGATCGTCCTTGGCGGCAAGTTCTTTTTCCATGTCATGCATCATGTCCCGTTGATCGCGACACAGTTCTGCATATTGTTTTATCTCGTCCATTTCCATTGCTCCTTATGAACGGTTTTATATTCTTTTTTGTAATTCTCATCTAACCATTTTATATAACTCAGATTTTTGATTAGATTGTTTTTTTGCTCATTGTTTTCTTCTCGGAGCCGCTTGATCTCGGCCACCAATTCAGGCACAATTTCTTTCAGTTGCATATACCTTCTCGCATATGCCTCTCGTTGCGCATTCCATGATTGGCCGCCTCTGTGCCCGGCGCATAGGGCTTCAGCTTTCTCTATGAGGTCGTCACTCATCGCAGTGCCTCCGATTTATATTTCTTACGAAATATAATATCCCGAAACATGCTATTGCACCAGCCACGAACCCGGTCCAAAATTCATTCATTGCTTATCCTCCTTGAAAATCTCAGGCATCTTGCGAGCCAATTCAATGATAGCATCCTTTTTATGCGTTCCCGCAGAGCATACCGCACGACCACAATCTCCTTGACATTTATAATACAAATGATATGCTCTCTCTGTTATGAGGGCAGCTTTCAGGGCGGCAAGCTGTTTATCCTGGGCATTGATATGCTCCAACAGTACAGGAAGCATTTCGGCTGCCTCAGATACACATATCGGCTCGCATTCTGGATGATAGCCATTCGCCTTTTCGGCATAATATTGTTGCAGATATTCGTTTCGGGTTCTGGCTCTGGTCAATTCGTCTGCATTCATTCTCTTGCCTCTTGTTTTATGGGAATTTTATATTTTATATCCAGTACTTCGTAGAATATACTCATCAATAGAAGAAAATTAACTATGTCGATTGTAGATACACCGAAGTACCCAAAAACCAAAAATATGATAGAATAGCCGGTCATTCGCAAATATGACATAAACGCCGGTTTCTCGCGTGCCTTTGACACGAATTGTTTCAGTCTTTCCTGGAGCATTCTCTTGCCTCCATCTTCGCGGCGATCGATTGATATCGGCGCAAGACCTCGATTATTTTCGCATCGTCTGTCGTTATGAACGCAGACATCGCCATCAGCAGAATATGGCCATCACCTGGCCGGATCTCGCCCAGGACTTCAAGCAGCGCAGGGGCGGCCTCATGTAGATCATGCGACCATGTGCCGGATGCCCTCACATCGAGCGGGTCCTTTACGGCGCGTGCCCGCATATCTTTGAGCCGGGCCACGGTTTTGCATAGGGATTCTGTCATTGTCTCAGCTCCTCTAGCAAATCTTGTATTTCTTCCAGCTCTTCTATCAGATGTGGCCTCGCTACCATGAAGTTAGACTCCAAGCGAGTTATCGTGTTATCGATTCTAGCTTGAATCTTGTCTATTTTCAGGTTATTGACGTTAATCTCTGTCATTGGTGCATCGCCTCGATTTTGGCTAATGTTTCTTGGTGCGCTTGCATCTCGCGCAGGGCTTTCACCATCGCGGTCTTCTCGCGATCTATGAGGAAGTCTTTGGCTTCTTGCCATGAGTCGAAATAGTTCATGCCGTTGTCAGATCGTTTCGCATCGCGTCTTGGGCTATTATACGAGTTCGGCTCAAGTACCACGAATTTTGCAGTTTCCTTGATTACCTCAACTTCTTCTATCCTATCATCATACCGGGTGCGGAATTTCTTCATGTTTTTGGCTCCTTTATTTCTTCGATTACTACATTGTAATACTTCTGCCGTATCGGATTCTTCGCGGCTACAATCTCTTTAGGAATACGTAGCCTGTATGTTTGATCAAGCATGGTTTCGAATGAGATGTTTTTAATGCGCCTTTTCATGATTCGTTTTGGTGGCACGAACTGATTAATTGTCTCTAGCACGCGTTGAATTTCGCTGTCGTGCATCGCGAAATATTCCCTGCCACGCGTTGGGTTAGATCCGATATTTTTTAGTAGGTATTGTTCAAGTTCATGTGCGAACGGCGTTTCTATCAAATACAAAATCTCCAAATGCCGTTGGTTTGCGCTGTAATGCATTGTCAGCCGGTTTAACAGTACGGTAGTGCTTCCTATCTTCATTGTACCATCTGAGAATCGCACAACATAAACGCACCCCCGTTCTTTGTTGCTTATCGGTTTAACTATTTCCTGCAAATCTGAAAAGTTCGACGCGTGTTTGTTTACGGCAGTTATTGTGGGTGTCATCTAAAATTCCTCGTTGGCCGGGCGCGTTCTCACCCTCAACCAATCACCCGGTTTGTATTTCGCTTGATCAATCGTCTCTTTTGGGATCTGTAACCGCCCGCGCGAATCCACCCGCGCTAAGAACTCGTAGTATGTCATCTATGCAACTAATTAGCATCGATAGTATATATAGTTTATCTATGTCGATATGCTCAAGCGAAAACTATTTATTCTCATAAAATAAGCTAGTATTGCCCTAATACCAAGGGCAGGGAGCAAAATACATGGACCAAAATTATAGGCAACTCTTAGAGAAGAATTTAGACTTCTTCTGCCAGCATGAAGAGGAAAACCCCGGCTATTACGGCCCGAAGATCCGGGAATTAAGCGACCGCCTGGGGGTCTAGAATTATGATTATCATCTTTAGCAGGAGGTGGTAGCGAAAAGTTGCCAATTGTGTCTGACCGTTTGAATCTTCCTCCATTGCGATCGCTCGATATCATGGTGTCCCAAAGGGGCGCGGGTCCGATTCCCGCCGGGCGATATTCCTCAGGTGATATAAATATGGACAAATCCGAAGTAATAGCCTTAATGGAAAGCTCAAAAAGTGACAATGAATGGAATGAAAACTGCGATAAGGTAAAGGATGCCTGTAATGGATATCCGGATTACTGGTATCGGGAAATTGTAATGTCTGGTCTTTGTGATCGCGTGTCACAAAAATTCGGTGGCAGCGGTTCAAAGATAACGATTTCAAAATGGTAGGCAGCCGTTGGCCCTTGCCCGGATCGATGCCGGGCACTGCCCATTGCCAGGCCATCTAATTCCCCCGAATTGCGATAATCTGCCTGGCATTGCTACCTGTAGAATCAGCATGTGCGTATCGTCTGGGCGCGCGCCGGGCTTTCGGCTCCATGCGCTGTCGCATCCTTCGGTCGCTCCGATTGGCCCGACAGAGAACCGGGTTCGACTCCCGGATTTTACTTTCAGTAGGTGACATAAATGAACTTCAACAAATTTGTAGGTGAGAAGGTTGTGCTTTCCGCTATGCCCAACCTGAGAATAGAAGGCAAGGTACTTGGTATCAAGAATACCGACAATTGCGGATCGGGCTGTGATGGCGATTGCTGCTCTCCCTGGATGGAAATCGAGCTATCCGCCGATGACAAGACCCTGGATGGCAAGACGGCTCTGGTGGACTGCGGCATGATAACTTGTGTGGTGGAGATGGAATAGATGGCCCAAGCAGACCCAGTTTTCCGAGTAGATCTTTTCTCGGATCTACTGGCACAATTATCCGATGAGGGCATAAGCAATTTGCGCGGGGCAATCGCGTGCGAAGATGGCAGGCGAATCAAAATCAAAGACCAATTCCCGGAGCTGAGATAAATGGCAGGAAAAATCGACCTCAAAGAACTAACCCAGGCAGTTCAACAGATTGGCTACCCAGCCAGCAAGGTAACCGATACCATGTGGGAGGTCACACTTCCAGATGGCTCTAAAGCCACTGTAGGGCTCAAGGACGGGCTTTTGGACTGTCCGAGGAGCAAAGATCTCAAAGACAAGGTATCTCTCCTTATAGCCGACATTAGGGCCGGTATGGGGCAAGTTCCTGCTATAATGGGCGATGAGAAGACCAAGATAATGGGCCTAATGCAACAGGTTCCCGGATTCATGCCAGAGATTAGCATAGAGATGATCGCTAACCTGGTCCATTGCCCAGAGGCCACTGCGGAAGATCTCATGATGCTGGCAGTCACGGCCAAGAACATCGGGGCGAATCCGTTCCTCCCGGGGGAGATATTTCTTATCAAGCCAAAGAGAAGAGACGACGGCTCACAGCCGCCTGCCTATACAGTGATCGGACAAACGCTAGTGGCCAAGAAGCTGGTCAATGCACCGGGCTTCTCTAAGGCGATAAGGGGCATCATAGTAGAGAGCAAGGAGGGGGTCGTGACCTTCAAGCAGGGCAACTATTACAACCCGAAGAGAGAAGAATTGACTGGGGCCTGGGCGGAAATCCACTACGACGATGGGAGGGTAATCCGAAAGGAAATGCCAATCCATGAGCTTTTCGGCACCAATCCGAGCCCCAACCAGAAGAAGATGCCCGGACTCATGGCTGCGAAGAGTGCCTTCATGATGGCAGCCAGGGAAGCAGAGCCGGGCCTCATGGGCGGATGTTATGATGCTGACGAAATGGGTTGCCAGTTGAAGATGGACCCGGCAAAGGAGATCTCAGCATGACGCCCCCCATTTTCAACCTAGACGATGAGGTGGAAATCATCGGCAGAGGCAGGCGGTTCAAGATATCGCAACTCCAGCGAAACTGTGATGGGTCCACGTCTTATTCATACGGCGGATTGCCTTGGTATCCTGCCAGTAGCCTGCGATTGGTGGAAGAGCTGCATATTGGTGATTATGCCGAAGTGGTCTTAACAGGCAGTTCGTTTACTGGAAAAATTGGACAAGTGACAGATGACAGCGGATTAGAGACCGTTGTATTGTACAATGTGGGTGTCTGGGACCGCCGTAACCTACGAAAGTTGTCAGAGGAGGAAGTCAAAGAACATGTCGCACTGAAGATAGGCGATGAAGTGGAAATCACCGGTCCATGTAAGCACGGATATCGGGGAGGTGTTGGTGAACGATTTGTGATCACCAAAGCTCGTGATTGCATGTTTTCCGCCAACGGGCAATGCTGGCTGCCAGCCAGTTCCCTCCGATTGGTGGAAGAAGAGCTGAAGATCGGGGATTGGGTGGAGGTGATCGGGCCGTATGATCCAATCTTCTCGCCTGTGCCAGGCGCGCCTTCCATATTCCAGATAGATGCCATATTCAATGCAGGCAAATGGTATAGATCGGATTATGAGGGCGATGTATGCTATCCTGCTAAGAGCCTACGAAAGCTCACCCCAGAAGAAATATCGCAGCACCAGAAAGGCCAAATCAAGGTATCTGTGAACCTGGATTGCTCAGAGTTCGCAGCCGGATTGGAGAAATGCCAGGATAAGCTCTGGAAGATCGGCATAGAGGCGCGGCTATCCACCATCGAGGCACAACAGAAAGAGATGTGGGATCGCATGGACATCAACCGCGAATTGCGTGATACGATGCAAGAATCAATGTGTCGGATGAAGAAAGCATTTCGGGAGGCGGGCCAATGATCCCGCCTTGCCGCCACCGATCCGGCGGCCTCCGGGGATTTCAATGCCTGAAATCCAAGATGAGCATGTCTCCAGAAGAGGCGGAAATGGTATGTGGTGGATGTAGTGAGAGGGAGGAGGTAGCATGAAGGAAATAGGCGAACGTCTTCGCAAGGGGATAACCGTTGAAGAAATTTCTGAGACATTCCGGAAACAAACGGAAGGATTGATGCCCGGAAAATGGCAATTCGTTGGCCTCCAATTTCATTTCGTTGAAGAAGAGCAATACCTCTTAGCATCGCCTGGAATATATTCAAAAGATTTTGACAGAGAAAAATATGAGGATTCGGCATGAAAAAAGAACCGCCCAAACGAAAGCGACAAGTTCCGTATAGGCCGGAAGATTACGACGGCAGCAAGGGGGATGAGGAAGAATGAACACCATCTACAAGGTCGCCGTGATGTGGTTCTTAGTCGGACTTGCCTGGGGCTATATCATTTGGGGGTTTCGATGACGGCTGAAGAATACCAGAAGAAGGACAGCATGACCTGGATTCCCTCGTATGGCGGCAAAATCCACATATTAGGCACCATTCGACCGGGGCCGATGTGGTCCCTTTGCGGCATATCCCTTGCGCGGGATGCGGTTGAGAATCCACCAGAGGATCAGAAATGCAAGAGGTGCCTAAAACTGCATGAGGCGATGCAATGATTGCCGCCCGTAGCCTCCTGCAAAAAGAAATCGCTGCCCGTGGTGGCAATGGTCTCTGCAATCCAGACGCAGAATGTGGTTGTGATCTGGATGATCTGGCCCCATGCGAATGCATCAATCTGGATGGATGTCATGTAGCAATCCGCAAGACCTCAGAGCCGGATTCTGAAGAGATGGCTAATTTTGGCCTGGAATATTATCAGATGATGGAATGACTGCTGAAGAGAAGCGCCGGAAGCTCATCGAGGATGCTAAGGCAGACATTAAAGAATTTGAAGAGGCCCGGAAAGATGACAGTAATTAAATTTAGCCATCGATATAACAAGATGCCGCGAGACTTTCAGAGATCGAAGCTCTTGGCGGTATTGTCGGTTAAGCTGGAAGATCTTGGGGCAGATTTCATTCTCTATGATACGGCATATGTAGACGAATTGCTGCGGGAATGTTACTATCCGTTGCCTGCCAAAGGCGATTACATGGTGCTCTTGCTACAAGCGGGCTCAGGTTGCGGCCAATTGTGGACCACCATACGAAGTCAAAAGGGCAAGAAAGGAATTGATAAGATGGCCTATTACAAGGGCAAAGTGGGTGAGGTCGTGGAATGCCGAATAACCGAATAAATGCATACATAGCCGCCGGTGAAGGCGCCCGCGAAAAAGCTTTGCGGCAAGCAATCTATGTAGATAAGCGATTTGAACCGTTGCAAGTGGCTACCGAGCTGCCCGTAGACTTGCGCTTCCATCTGGATACGGAAGACTGGAATGACCTCTTGGACATTGAGCTTAAACTGCCTCAGGACTTCGTACAATCGGTCTTATCGGGCCATCTCATGGAGCAGACACTTTCTATCCGGGAAGGCGGCAATAATGGATGTACCGTCATATTAGGCAGCCTAGACGAGATATACGAAGCTATCCGAGCATCTGCCACCGGGCGCGGTGTAAAGAAGGCAGAGATGGGGCATGTAATAGCCACCACGCATGCCAGATGCAAGAGCTTCCGCAAGAGGTCTTTCCTGAATGGAGTGCCGATATTCCACAAGGGAGATGATAGCGGATTTTTCGATTCAGACGACCAATGGAAAGATATCTTAGAGTTGGCTCATGATTACCTTTGCGATGGCGATCTATTAGGATTTAGGCAACGGCCCGCAGAAAACGAGCGGGAAGTTTGCGCCGCTGCAACCCTTTTTCGTGGGATTGGCCCGGAAGTCATGCGCACCCTCCTGCAGGATTACCAGCTATGTTTCGCCCCCAGGAATGGCTACGCGAGGCCCATAGAGGAGATCCCCGGCATTGGACCGAAACGAGCGCAGGCGATTAACCCACATGTGAGGATGACGTATCTCGATCGGGTGAAAGCATGAGCGGTGATTGGTTCACCGGGTCTTCCTTATCTGCAATCTGTCGAGAAATCGAGATAGCCGAACGGCAGAAACGCAAAATAGAGCGCATAGCCCGCCAAGCCGAAGCCGCGCAGCGATTCGCGAAAGGAGGACATTGGAAATGAACCTCAGATGGAAGCTCGCTATAAAATTGGCCGGGTGGATCGGCGGTGACGATTATAGGCGAACTTATAACATGGTCGCTAGATTGGCTGACGATAGAATGAACCAAATTGATCTCGTTCCGACCTTAGAAGATAAGTGCGTTTGGTATTTGGTTGAATCACATCTGACGCCAAAAAGGAACGAAAAAATTGATACTTTGCTCGGAATGTTTATGATATGGAGATACCATGAGGTGCCTCTCCTGTAACCGTTATTTCGTTCTCCTCTCGCCCCCTGCCCGCTGCCCTGATTGCGGTGGCCCGTTGGGTGACAGGCGGGAACTGAAGGATATAAGAATATTTAGGATGATACTACCAAGAAGGAGCTAAGTAACATGGCAATTACACCAAATGAATATATCCCACATTCTGACGATACTTACAAGGATCTGGGGGCTGAAATAGGCCATCTGGTAGACCAAAAACAAGAACAATATGGAAATTCCTTTGGCCGATCCGGGGAAGTCTTGCAGATCCTTTATCCAAGCCTGATAAAGCCTGAGCAATATAAGGATATGTTGGCAGTATGTCGCATAATCGATAAGCTATTCAGGATCGCTAACGGCGACCAGGGCGATGAATGCGCCTGGCAGGACATAGCAGGATACGGAATATTGGGGGCTGGTCAGAATGCAATACGATTCAAGTAACAAAATATTAACCATGTCGCAAACCGATCTGGAGCACTGCGGCTTTATCTGGCTGGATTTCAAGGATATGATGTATTTGCATGGATTTAGCGAAGCTGACATAGATGCCGCGAGGGAAGCGCATACGATTGTGGTGGCTATGCATAAGGGGCTATATAAATGAGCCAAGACCAAGCCTATCAAATTCTGCGAACATTCGGCCCCATTCCCTCGAAAGGCATAGCAGAAGCATTTGGGCAGGCCCCATATACAGTACAAAGTTCTCTAAAACGACTCTTGAAACATGGTGATGCTAAGTATATCTCGATACCTGGCCAAAGGGGCCGGTGTGGCCTGTGGGATGCCATATGAGCGGATGGGCGGGCACCAAATACAAGAGCATCGATGAGATGAGGGCGTTAAGGGATGCTGCCCTGTGGTATTGGCAACTAAGGACGCGAGCTTATTGGCTGCTGGAAGAGACGAATGGCTTGATGTTCTGCGAGGGGTGGAAATAATGGGATGCCAAATTCGACCCAACGCGACCGCATGTCACATGCTCAGCTTCGGAGTCAGTCCAAAAATATTGCTATCCTTGCCATGTCATCTAATCGGGGTCCACCAAGGCGTGACCAACCGCCTGGCCTGCGACGGCATGATTATGAGGGACCACAAAGAGCGCATAAATGGATCATTAAGGATGATCTGGAAGGCCGGGCCCAGGTTGCCCGGATTGCTGAAATGGTGCCGAGAACATGGGCATCTTGAGGGTTGAATGTGCCAACGTCCTCACCGAACCCGCCGCTGGTGCGTAAAATGCAAAGCAGTCACCCACTGGCAGATTGACCCGGCGATCAATCATAGCCGCTGCCTAATATGTCACTCTGATAGTAGGTTTAGCAGAAAAGTAAAAAAGACTACCAAGGAGGAGCCAAAGATGAATAAGCAATACGTAAAGGATGTCGTTGATGCTGCAATGGCAGCACTCCGAAAAGAGTATGACGAAAAGCTAGATGCTATCTACCAATGCCCAGATTGCGGCTCATTGGCTCTAAAAGGCTCAGATCATGTATGCCTGCAAGGGAAGATCCCTGTCTCAGATCCCGGAATGGTTGCAGCAAAGCCAAAACGCAAAACCATCAATGATTATGTGTTGGAGGTCTTGCCCTGCGAACCGCCTCTTATAGATGGCCCGATCCCCGAATACACGACATACACCGCAAAAGGGATAACTGATATCGTTCTTTCCGAGGGATATCATGGCTCACCGGGTTCAATTGCTTCGGCCCTTTCCAGTATGGCGAAGGCCAAACGGATTATGCGCCGGGCTGCAACACTCACAATAACCTCTACTAGCAAAGCAAATAAGAAATTTGAGAAAGAGGTTCCTGGGTTCGTGTTCTGGAAGGCGGCGGTATGACAGCACAAGACAAAGTCACGGTTCTTACTTTTTTTGCGATAATCGTTATCATCGTGGCTATACTGAGCTTTGCGCAAAAGGCAGCACCACGATATGATGCTTCGATCAATGGCACTTTATCGCATGATGCAGTTATTTATAGCCAAATATCGGCTTGCAATTGCTCCTATCAAAATCAAGACGTTGATAAAATAATCGGGTGGTATCATAGCGGATCAGCCGATTGGGTGAGAGATGGCTTCTTTTATGACTGTTGTAACAGGACCGCGACCTACAAAAATGACAGCCAGTGGTATGATATACGTATAGATCGCTAACTTTTTCCTCTTTTCCCTCTTTTATTTCCTCATCCAACCTGCACCATTTTGCTATCTATATAGTCTCTATACTTTCCAGTGCAAACATATATATCCTATCAGTTTTATACTGCAAGTTGGGCGGGCTCTACCACCTGCCTTTAGGGAGCTTGTATGTCTAAACATTCCTGTCGTTCGTGTGGTGTGAAATTATGCCGCGAAAATGCATATAAAAATAGAAAAAGAGGACACGGCTATCGTGGTATTTGTAAAGCATGCCACAATAAGCAAAGTTATGATCGAAAGCGTGTGAGCAGGACAATAAAACGGTCCTATAGATTGAAGGCAATTAATAGGGCAAAGCCTATCGAGTTTTCAAGCAGTGACGATAAACGCCGGTTCTTGTTGCTTCGCCGCCTTCAGTCCATCGGCATAAGGCCATCTATCGGTTTTACATCGCGATTAGGTCAACGAGTAGAGCATATCGTAGAAGAGCGCAACAAAGAAACACGTGAATTAAAACGCTATTATCTTGAAACGTTATGCTCTGAATGTAGTGGAATAATCAGGTTTGATGATCGCGGTTTTAAGGTATGTGTTCATTGTGGCCTTTTGGCCGAACTGTCCACATTAGACAATGAACTTGGGCCGGAAATCGGGCCACGCGATCTAAGGCAGAACGAATATTACAGTCATGCCGGGCCGGAAGGGGCTGATTAAAGCCCCGTGCGTAAGTCCTGGCATTCTTATTACCGAAAGTTATTTATCCTATGCCACCCCTTATCCCCTCGGCATGTTGCGACGGATCGCCCTAATCCGTGGGCGCGCACTTGCCCTGTGCCGGGGTCTCTGCTCAACGCGGCCAAATGGCCTACACGGACCCGGTATCCCCCTGATACATGTCGAAATATACAGGCCATCGCTTAGACCGTTGGGCCATCGCGTTAGACCAAGAAATGATGCGCTGGCAAGATGTCATGATGGCCATAGAGGCGGCAGTAGAGGCGATATACTGCATGACGATTCCATCAGAACGGAATATTTAATACAGCGAACTCCATCCGGCAGGCGATTGGACACCTTGCCTATCACAGTCATTACTGCAATAATGACATGCCGCGATCCCAATAGCGGGTCTTCCATTCAGGGCGGGCGGGGGCCTGCCCGGTCCTAATCATGAAGAGATTCACCAAGGCTAAACAAGGGCTGCGCCGCTAGCATACCCGGTAAGAGCGGGTGCAAGTGTGGCCCATGCGATTATCGCGATGAGGAGGGCTTTGCCCGTCTGTGATTCGCATTACATCTTTGTCATTGTGGTCCTGACAGCTACATGATCCAACCTGAGAAACAAACCTTTCAAAACCGGCTCGTGTCCGCGGGCCGGTTATCCTTGTCATTTTCGCGAAGTGACACTATAAATACTCAACTTCCAAGCGGCCTAAGGCGATGTGAGAAGCTTGGAAGGCATACCTTTTATTTTGCCCGGTAAGATGTTTTTGTTCGCCCCGAAAAGTTCCGCAAACTCGCTATCCTGAGACGGCGAAAAGGCGGGTGTCATAAGGCGATTAGGTGCGGTCGGGCTTTTCTTGATTATCTCCTTTCCTAGTCCATCCATGCAAGGACCGCCCTTAAGTGGCCTGGGTGCGGGATTCGTAGCGGCGAATCCCAACTACGCAATTGACCTTCCTGGCAGATCACGCCTGCCGGGGGTCAGATAATTATCTGATTGCCAACAAACGCCTCGCTGCCATTCCTGCATCTTTAGCTACTTATTGTCAATGAAAATATTTGCATTACATGATAAACTATTTTAGAAGGAATCCCCCATTGTCCACAAATCCTGTCGTATCTGCTCCCTAGGCACCGATGTCCGCCGGGCCATAGACAACGACATAGCCGCCCTGATGCCATATGCGCAGATAGGCCGCAAGTATGCAAAGCAGATCTCCAGGGCCGATTCCCATAGATATGTTAGCGAGCACGCTAAGCATGTGGGGAAGCTCCCTGCCCATCGTCAGCCAATCCCCGGCACGGTTGCAGAGGAACGGGAAGTGCGGCACAGGAAGACGGTGGAAGAGAGGCAGGATCAGATCTATGATACGGCCTTTGACCTGATTAAACAGGCTGCTGAGAAGGGCGATATTAGGGGCGCGGCAAGCTGTTTGGCTCAGGCTGCGAATGTGACGGCACAGATGAAAGGAAGCGAGCCCGATAAGAATAACGCTCCTAAAGAATCCGCCTTCTGGAAGGCATACGGCGAACGGGCCAAAGTGGTATTTGATGGCCAACAAACCTAGTTTTACATGGAAGACGCCGAGCCCGAAACAGGAGCAAATTCTCTATTGGTGGTATCCTGGCAACCCATACGCAAATTGCTCTTATATCGAGCTGGAAGGAGCAGTAAGAGCAGCCAAAACCATAACAGCGAGCTATTCATTTGTCAATTGGGCCACCTACACATTTGATCAGGAAGATTTAGCTCTATGCTCCAAGACCATAGGGACATGCCTAAGAAACGTAGTAAGACCTCTTAAACGCATACTTTCAGAAGAGCCAAATTATCAAGTCAAAGAGTACCGGGCCAATGCGGAAGGCCACAGGCTAGATATTACTGACATAGATCTCGATCGCACAAATTCATTTTTCATCTATGGCGGCAAAGACGAATCCAGCCAGGATCTTTTGCAGGGAAAGACCCTCGCAGGCGGCCTATTGGACGAAGTTCTCCTTTATCCTATCAGCTTTGTTAATCAGTTCCTTTCAAGGACATCCGTCGAAGGCTCTAAGGTCTGGTTTACCTTCAACCCGGAAGCACCAACCCATGAAACTTATGTTAATATCCTAGATCCCTATAAGGCGGATGGCAAGGCGTTCTATCTACACCTTACAATGGATGACAACCCGGACCTTTCCAAAGAAGCCAGGGAACGCATAGAAGGGCAGTGGCCGATTGGCTCGGTCTGGCATAGGAGAAACGTATTAGGGCAAAGAGTCGCGGCGGAAGGCGCGGTCTTCCCCTTCTTTACCACGGATCTGAAAGATGGCTATGTAATTAACGAACTGCCCAACGATCTAACTACCTGGCTGATGGCCGGGGATTATGGCCAACAGCATTATACAGTTTATGCCCTCGTGGGTTATAGCAGCTCTCTGCAACGGTGGATCGTTGTAAAATCCTTTTTCACCAAGGATAAGACTAATGTCGTCTATTCTCAGGAATTTAAGAGAGAGATCCTAGATTACAATGGCGGCATACCGCTTATAGAGGCTAATATTGATCCAGGCGGCGGGGGATTATCGCTCGTAAAACAATTTTCGGAAGATTACGATAACATTTCCGTTTCCTCTGCAATAAAAAAAGACGTTGCCAAAGAGATTCAAGACCTGGCTTCAGCCCTTTTCACTCACAAACTGAGCTTATACGGCCCCGGAAATAAGCAGGGAATAGAGCAATTGGTTAGCTACATGTGGAATGATACCGCCAAGCTCCGGGGCAAGGACGAACCTCTCAAGGTAAATGATGATTTCCCGGATGCTCTGCGCTACTTATGGCAAATGTGCTTGAGGTATTCTTGACGATTTGCATCTTTGACGGTAAAGAGATCACCAAGACCGAGTATCCCATCCCGATATCGGTTTTGGAATTTCAGCCGCCCACCACGCAAGACGATCATTCTGTTGATCGTTTTACCGCAAAATACTGCTGTCAAGAATGCTATAGGAATATCCACCGGCATATTGCCGCCGCTGCCTGTTCTGCTAGTGAAAGACTCATGGAGGCCAAAGGATGATTACAAGTTTAGATATTTTCACGCAGGGCAAGCCTTGGCCGCCCAATGATGCTGATGAGACTGCCCGGCTAGCCGAACATGCCAAAAATAGGAAGCTCTACAATGAACTCCTGACTGAGATCTTCCCGAAATATGCCGCTTATATGGGGGATAAAACCCACGACGATAAGAAGCTGGAAATAATTCTTGGAATGGCCGAGACAGCCACGACCAACTATATGGATCTCCTCTTAGGGGAAGATCCTGAGATAGTGGCACCCACTCTCTACGAATGCCCCCATGAGGAAGTATTTATAGATGACAGCCGGTACGGTATCGGCCTCTATGAGATCTCCGAGGACGGCATAAGCGTTCTCTCTCCTGAGAATGTTTATCTTGTTACAGATCCGGGCAATATCCGCAAGGTGACTGCCTATGTGGCCTTTTCGGAGTTCAAGCAAGGCGAGAAGGCTTACGTTAAGTTTACGATCCATGAACCGGGCAGCATAAGCCACAAAGTCTATGCGATTGTAGATGGCAAGCTCGGAGAAAAGCAAGACCTGGCGGCATTTCCCGACTTCGCAGGCATAACCCTAACCAATCCTGATGAGGGACGGCAAGATACCGGCGTTGACGACCTTCTCATAGTCCGGGTGGATAACTCCCTCTCATCAGAACGCTATTATGGCCGATCTGACTACACTCCCTCAGTACATAGCCTCATCGAGGCTCTTGTGCTGTCTTTTGCTCGACGCTCTGAAGTCCTGGCTAAATTCTCGCGTCCGGTGCCGATGGTACCCGAAAGCGCAATGCGCTTCGACCACGCAAAGCAGAGATGGGTTTTCAAGACAGAGAATGCCATAATTCTGAAGGAAGGGCAGCCAACGGCGGGCTACATGAATCCGCCTTCTTCTCTAGCAGATGTAGAGCGGGAAATAGAGCAATTGTTTACTCAGCTTTTGATGAAGTTGAAGATAAGCAAAGTGCTTCTGGCTGGAGAGAACCAGGGGCAAGCGGAATCAGGCACTGCACTCAGGATAAGATTAATACCGACTTTGAGCAAAGTGCGTAAGTTTGCTTCGGCTCTATTGGTTGCCGCCCCTCTGGTTATGTCTCTGAAGTCCAAGTTGGATGTGGCCCTATCGCTGCCTAATGCGATTGCCTTTGAGCCTGATGAAGTCAAGATAACTTTGCAGGATGGCATTCCCTCTGACCCGATGGAAGAGGCCCAAATTGGCTTAGTGCGATCTCAGTCCATTGCTGCCCTAAAGACGGCGGGCGTGCTCGATAACAAAGCGGCCATGCGTGTCGCTATCGGCTATGGCATCCTGACACATGAGATGCTTGCGCCATCGGACGACGCAGCACTTGAGGCGGTAATCCAGACAGTTAGTGATGATTCAATCCAGCAAGGGGGCTTTTAGGTGGAAAGGCAACGGCGATATGCTAGATATGCAAATATTCGTTCTCAGATGAACTATTACAATTGTTCCGAAAACGAGGCGGCTAGATTCATACCGTTTGAAGCTGATATATTCAGAAAACGAAATGGTATTCCTTCTCCCTCAGAAGAAAGATGGCGCAGAATCATGGGCGGCGAGGATGATATTTAATGTCTCTGCATAACGGTTCGTCTAAATCTACCAATAGACGAAATAAGGACAAACTGAGAGAAGAACCTAAAGAGAAAACTGCGAAACTTACAAAGAAGCGTTTTTCCTGATTATCAAGGTTACGCATACCTAATGCGGTGAATAATTATGGTTGATGAAATTAACGAGCAGACTTCCAGCTCTAAATTGGAAGGCGATTCCACGTCAGAATCTAAAACAAAGACGGAAAAGAAACTTGAATTTTCACAAGACGAATTGGATAAGAAATTTGCGGAGCGACAGAAGCGCGGAGAAGACGCCGCTGCAAAGCGTTTCCAAAAGCAAATAGACGATCTCAATTCGCAAATTGAGGAGTTCAAAGGGAAAGACCTGGGCGAACTGGATAAGCTCAAAAACAAGGTCGAAAAGCTGACCAAAGATCTGAATGAAAAGGATACTGAGCTATCTGGCATTCTCCTAAAGAACGCAAAGATGGAAGCCCTACTCAACGCGGGCATTCCATCGGCAAAGATCCCCAAGCTCCTCAAAAGAGTATCAGGCACGACTCCTGAAGAAATCCAGTCGGACGTTCTTGAACTTATTGAGGATCTGAAACTTATCGAGCCGGGCCCGGAAACACCTCATAAGGGCGCAAAGGGCAGCGGCCATCAGAAGGTGAATGATCCTCCAGGCGTTAAGACATTCACAAGAAAACAACTTGCCGCCATGACGGGCGAAGAATACGAAACAAATCGGGCAGACATCATGAAATCGATGGAAGCAGGCAAGATAACGGAAGGTTAATTTTATGGGACTTGGAAATTTTATACCTGAGATATGGTCTAACGAAGTACAAAGGAACTTAGAGAAGTTCCTTGTCTTCGGACAGGCTGGAATTGTAAATCGTGATTATGAAGGGCTTATTTCCGGCGCGGGTGACACCGTTAAGATTAACGGTATTGGCCCGGTGACTGTCAAGACCTACACCAAGAACACTGACATTGCCGACCCCGAAACCCTCACGGATGCCCAAACCACCCTCCTGATCGATCAGCAGGATTACTTCAACTTCCAGGTTGATGACATAGACCGGGCGCAGCAGGCCCCTAAGATCATGGCCGCCGCAATGGCCGAAGCATCCTATGCACTCAGGGACGGCGTTGACCAGTTCTTAGCATCCTTCTATACGGATGCCAGCGCAAGCAACCTGGTAGGCTCCGATGCATCCCCCAAGGTGCCGAATAACACCGCCGGGGATGCTCAGAACGTCTACAATCTCCTGGTAGATTGTGCGGTCAAACTGACTGATAGCAAAGTTCCGACTGAGGGTCGATGGGTAATCGTTCCTCCCTGGTTCTATGGCAGGCTCCTCAAAGAGCCCAATTTCATAGATGCTTCCAAGGCAGGCACCACAGCGGGCCTGAGAAATGGCCAGGTTGGGCAGGCGGCAGGATTCCAGATCCTGCAATCTCATAACGTGCCCAACACCGGAGCCACAAAGTACAAGATCATGTTCGGAACCAGCCGCGCCCTCTCCTTTGCCAATCAGATCGTCAAGGTGGAGCCCTACCGGGTGGAGAAGAGGTTTGCCGATGCCGTAAAGGGCCTGAATGTGTACGGCGCAAAGGTAGTTAGACCTGAAGCCCTTGGCGTTCTGACTTGCAATACTGCTTAGGAGGTGCTGAAATGAGACAAATCCTTATTCTTTTCATTGCATTTCTGGCAATGATCGGTATGGCCGGGGCAACCGATACCGCGATTACGGCAGCGGTGGCACTCGATGATTACAATGATTATGCGTCCGCACCTTCCGGTTGGACTACACTAAACGGCAACGGCTCAATTAATTCCTATGTGTGGCCTGCCGGATACGAGCTTATCCTGATGGCCAATGTGACGGGCATACTTGATGATAATTATCTGTCAATCATCGCAGGAGATAACCCGCCTGCATTCCGGTCTATGCTCGGAAATATGACGATCTCGGATTGGACGGATGGTGGAAATGAGGTGCGCTACATCGGCCCGCTGGAGTCTGCAAGATTCATCAATGATACGGGCTACCTGACCATATCCAGCCTCAATCTGACGGGCAAGGTGGCCATCCTGAAGGTAAAAGGATGATCTACAAGAATAAGCGCACCGGGGCGGTTTGGGAGGTTCCCGGCGGATCTCCCGCCGCCAACAGGATAGCCGCCAATCCCAACGAATACGAGATTGTAGAGGAGAAAAAGAAGAAGGGGGCCCCTGAGTGACGGCCCCCGATAACTTCCCGGACATGGGCCGGGCGATCGTGGTCGCGCTGGAAAATATGGCCACGGCGCTTGCCGTCAATTCCAATCAGGGCGAAGGTAGCATAGTGGCCGGGGCAAACTATGCCGACGTGACGCATTCGCTTGGCGCGGTTCCTACGTTCATTGCCATCACTCCTGAGACTGGTTTGGATGCGCCTTATGAGATTGTGCGAGCAAGCACTTCAGCAACCATTTTCAGAGTGGCCTATAAAGGCGGGCTAACCCAACCGGCAGGAACTACGGGATACTTCTTGTGGAGGGCAATCGAATGATTAAGAAACTTCTTATAATGTTCTTGCTGCTATCGGTTGCTTCTGCCTATCAGCTACCAAGTACATACGTGAATGGCGGGCTGAATGTCAAGAATACATCGGCCCTGAATGTCACCACTGCAACCACGTTGGCGGTTTCCGGCACCACGGACCTGAATGGCGCAACCACTGCCGCAAATATTACGCTCGATGCCAACAAAAGCATAGTGTTGTCTGGCACAGGCAGGATAAGTGGCGCGGCTTCCGTGAGTGCAACCGCTTTGGCGGGCGAGCTAACCGGAAATGTCACCGGCACAGGAACTTTGCAAGGCGAACAAATCACATCCACCGACGATATAACAGCGGGCGGCATAATCCGCGGCGAGCACCTGACCAGCACCGATGATGCCACCGTTTACGATACGCTCACCACAGATCACATTTGGGTAAATGAATCGTCTGATTTCCTCGGAGAAATCGAGGCATCGGTGGCGATAGACCGCACGCCGTATGAAATCGATGTTAATACAAGCATCTCGGACAGTAATATTCCTGGCCTGTATTTTGTCGGTAATGCCAGTGTCAATCAGTCTATTGAGTTGCCTACTGCTGCTGCTGGAGATGGAACGACCTTAACCTTTGTGGTCGCAACCGATCCTGGGTCGTTTTACTTTATCTTGGAAGGAGCAGGGTCCGAAAAGATCAACGGTGCCGCAAATAAGATGTCTACTGCGCTGTATGATGTAATCGAGGTTACAAGCAACGGTACGGCCTGGTTTGTAACGGATAGTGTGGGAACTTGGGCATAGTTCCTATTATTATTTTTGGTGAATTATAATGACTGATACTGCCGTTTCTGATAGCTACGTCGCGACCGTTGAAGCGGCGGATGCGTTTTTTGCAAAGAAAATGAGCGCCGCGACTTGGGCACTTTCGACAACTACCTCTGCGATCAAGGCCAAAGCATTACAGGAGGCCACGGCCATAATTGATGCCCTGCCCCTGGCAGGCTATCGCTTTGAGTCTCATTACCTGAAAAATGGCACCCAATACGACCTCAACCAGGATGGCCTAACCCAAACGCTAGAATTTCCAAGAGTCATCGATGGGGTCACGGTGGATTATGATTTTGCTACTGATCTGCCATTGGTGCCGCAAGCGGTGAAAGATGCATGTTGCTGGATAGCTCTCTCTCTGATTGATGCTGATTCGGATATCTCCGAGAAGTCCTTGCAAGAGGCTGGCATACAATCTTTCAGCCGGGGCAAACTTTCTGTGACCTTTGTTAGCGGCGCTGCAAATCGATTTCTCGGATTGCCTCAGAAGGCTTACGACTTGCTGAAGAAGTTCTTAGATCAAACTCCGGTGGTTCTGTGAAAATCCTTACCTTCCCGGATGCCGCCTACATCGTCACCAAGGCCCCCGTAACCTTCCATAACGGTGTTTCTTCTGCGAACTTAACACTTACTGGAACATGGCCCGCAAACGGCTCTAAGATCGCTATAACGGCCTCTGCGATCACGGGTCACGCGGATTGTAGCGGCACTCTGGTAATCAATGGGACTGAGACGATAACTTTTACTCAGGCAGGACGGAAAACAAATACTGTGAACCTGACTGCCCGGCCTGCTATCACCACATCAAACTTAGACTGCAATCTCCTGATCACCTGCCTGGATTCGGGGCTTGCTCCTATCGAAACCGAAACTGCCGCCGCCACCAAGATCCAATTTGAGAATACCTCTTCGGGCTTTTTCAATTCTCAAGGAGTCTGGACGGTCTATTCTGGTAGTTATGCACTTTGCAAGGATGCCGCGATAGTTAGCGATGTCTTGCGATATGGCTCGGACATGATTATCAAAAAGGTGGACGTAGAAAAATGGTTTAGCAAAATTCTGTATTATATTTTCTACCTATGAGGGCATATTTGCGGTGCAACTGCCATCTTTACCCGGCCCCTGATCCTTTTTGCAAAATTTGTTTCCGGCAATTTGATGCCCAAATGCGAGAGAAATGGGATAGTAAAGATAAGAATTACGAGATGAATAATAGATGCCTAATATCGAAATAATTTGTCCCATCTGTGAAAAAGACATCTCACTCACAGAACGGGAAATAAAGCTCGCAGTGCGAGCGAAAAAGGACACCGGCGGCATGATCCTGGTTAGCTGCCCCGAATGTTGCCGTGTGCTCAGAATCGCCTCCGAGGTGCCTGATGACATCACGGAATGGATAGCAGAAGCTGCGGAAGATCCTGATCAATGCTGCCCATGCGTGCCCATGCTGGACTCCACCCAGGAACAGATACCTAACGGCTCCTATGCTGATCTAGGGGTTACGTTCTACCGGCCTGGAAACGGTGGCAAGCCGATGAAGAAAAGAGCATACATGACGACTTATGGCATAAATCCTGAATGCCACATGGCAAAGAATCCGGGGCTGGGCGGCAAGCCCTTCAAGATAGGAGACTAAATCATGAGACTGTCAATTCTGCTAAGATGTGGTGCAGCATGAAAGCGGAACCTGGCGAGGAGATCTATGAGAAGGGCGGCAAGCGATATGTTATCAGGTGGTCGAATCGCCTGCCCGGCGAGCAAGAACCAATTGAGGTGGAAGTAGAATGAAATACAAAATTCGGAAGGATTTCGAGTACGGGTCGGTCTCCGATCCGCAAAAAATGGTAGCGGGCAACGTATTTGAGGCGGATACCCTGGAGGAGGCCACGCCGGAAAGGCTGGCGAAGTGGGTAGAGATGGGATGGGTTGAGGCGGTGGAATAGATGGCAAACGGCGAAGGCTTCAAAATGGCAATCGTATTGATCGTAAGCTTCATGCTTATGGCTATTGCGTCATTTGCCCTGATTTATATGGGCAGGGTGGATATATCCACCCTGAAAGAGATATACATCGGCCTTGGCACGCTGGCGGCAATGTTTGGCATACCGGGGATAATCGCGTCTTGGGTGACTACGAGGACAGCATGAAGCAATTCCTAGTGACTTTAGGCGATGACGGCTTAATTCAGGATATGGAAGAGCTGCCCGATGAGGAAAAGGATGTCTGCGAGGGTTGCGAAGAGTTGCGAGATGCCACGTTAAGCGGCTTCCGAGAGCTGCGGGAAGAAATTGCGGTCCTGAAGCAGTCCATCCAGGACCATAAGAAGGTGATTAAGGAACTGCAATCTGCGAACTATCGCCCGGTTTACATTCCCTTTCCAGAGCCGTATCCCGCGCCGTTGCCGCCTACCATCTACGAATATACCGTAACATGTAGCAAGATTTGAGGCAAGGAATCCCGATGACACTACCATCAAGACACCTTGCCGATAGGCTATACAGCGATTGCCGATATATATTTTTCGCTCGGAGGTGCCAAATTGACACCTGACGAAGATACCGACGTGTCGATTGCATCGATGGCAAAGGACATCGAGTACATCAGGCTCAAAATAACCGATCACTGCAACGACATGAGGGACATAAAGACCGAACAAAAAAACACCAATATTCGGGTATCCTCTTTAGAGAATTTTAAGTCACAGGCAACCGCGATAGGCTGTTTAATTATTCTGATTATTGGCTGGATTATCTCGCTTCTGAAGGTGCTATGATGCGATTCATAGATTGCGATTTCAACCAGATTGTACCAACCTGGCCGCCGGAAGACATCATGAAGATGATGACAATATGTCAAAATGCGCTGGCATTTCCGCGACAAAGATATCCCAAAATTCAGGGAGCCGAGTGAGACGGCACCCGGCTTTTATAATCCCTCAAATTCAAACCCAAACTTGTCTCGGTGCGTAATCATGAGTTTTCCGATAGCCAATTCGGGCCATTTGCCACAGCCCCAAATTTCCTTATGACCTTCCAGATATGCCATATAGTCATCTGATCGCTTCTCGATGATGATCCTCATTCTTCCTCCTTTGCTTCCCATCCCTTGCAAGAATCTCTCTCATTCACCAGGCCAAAATCCGGGCATGCCATATCTGAATCCCGGCCCCGGTAATCTTCAGGATGTGGGATGGCATGGCGACAGGTTAGGCAGGTGGGCATTTCAGATCGCCCCGATTGCCGCCAAATGCTTCTTCGCCTTTTCCTGGTACATCACCCGGACCTTCTCGCCAGTCGAGGCGTTAGGCTCTGTGTCGAAGTCCCACACATCATATAACGATTGAGGTACTTTCCCATTTACCATATCACGAAAGAAGATGGCCTTGGCGGCCTCTTCGATCAATACATCCATCATGATCATTTCCGCACTTCCCTATACCAATCCGCAATCTTCCCCAATTCGGCCTCTGTCATCGGCTCTTCCGGGGGCTGCGATGCGCAGCCGGAGCAATCGGAGCCATGCAGGCCACAGATGGTGCAGTCGTCTATCATGTTTCCTCAGCAACAGCAAAGCAGATAAGGCTGTCTGCACATGGTACAAACACGCCCCATTTTTCTTTCACGTTCGATAGCTTCACCGTGTTTTTTTCCACATTCGGCACACGCCACCCCCGCGAACAGCGGGAAACAAGCCACCTCTGATTTATCAAGGTCGCGACCACATCCGGTACATCGATAACGATTGGCGGCCCGCATTGCAATCATTTTGTCTAGCAGGCTTTCAGGAGCAGACACGGCAAGCGATTTCTCCTCATCAGTCAGCTTGTAGCCGTGCCTTCCGCCATCTGTCCATGCTGATAAGTGTTTGGGCTCTGTCCAAATCGTGCAATGGTTCTTGGTTCTAACTCCGAATTGGTCGGGCTTGTAATTGCCAGCGTCGTCAGTCCATTGTGCGATACCGCTTAACATGACTGGGCTTTCTTTTGCGCATCGATTACAGAATAAATTGCCTTTGTCGTCTGTATGCGGTGTATTCCAAGCGGCGTCTTTTCCGCACTTGGAACATTTGCCGATTCTTGTTTGCATGGTTGTCTTAGCCTCCCTTGAAAAAGAATTAAGCCACCTCAACATCCGGAAAGTCATAATTGGTATCCGTGGTTGACCATTCTAAGTCTTCCTTAATGTCGTATGCCTTTTTAGCTGCCTCGTGTTTGTCGGTTGCCTCGATTTCGACCACAACGGTTTGCGTCATGGTTCTTAACATCTCAACTTGGAATTTTGGCATGTCTCTTAGCTCCTCTCGTTTTCCGGTATAGTCACATACACAGTCTTGCCCTCGGCGGTTACATGCTTATACAGTTTCACGTTTTCGAGCTTATCAGTCATCTTTCGCATGATACCTAGTAGGCTTCCCTAGTATATATAGCTATCTGTTGCTATACGCACATATACGCACCTAAGATAACCTATATATAGGACAACCTGCCATAGATTAACGCATGGAAGAAAAAATAACGACTATCCGGCTAAAACCGGAAACCAGGGATCGATTCAAGTATTATGGCTATAAGACAGAAACCTTTGATTCCATGCTGAATAGGTTGCTGGATGAAGTAGAAATCGCGAGAAAGCAAATAGGTGAGTCAAAGGGAAACGATAAAGCCCTTTGCTCATCTATGTGAGTAGGTTCTTGGGAGGGACTTACTCATGCAAGCCGTTGGCCGCAATGATATTTATAACTTCGCGAAGGCAATCGCAGGGCAAGCAGACAATAAACCGCTTGTCGTCATCGATGGTTATCCCTACTTCGCGAGAGATCTGGTTTTCCGCACCGCCCTGGATATGTATCGCGAGAAATGGGGCAGTATGCCTATCGCGAAGGTGGTGGAGGGATGCGATCTGGTTTGGGGGCTGCGACAATGAACGCCTCCCTGGAAGAGCCGACTTTCATCATATCCAAGACGACCTTAGAAGAGATGCTAAAAGCGGCTTCGTGTAAGGCCCAAGAATCGATTATCTTACTCCAAGATGAACTAAGACAAGGCAAAGAACGAGAAAGCGCCGCTAACGCGAAATTAGACGCTCTTTTAGCCGATCTGAAGAAGTACAAAGTATTTTCTGATGGTCTGCGAATAGAAGAGCTTCGCGAGGAAGTTGATACTCTAAAAGCAGAAGTCGCGAGGTTGCAAGGCGCACGCAAACCAGGATCTAAGCAGTCTGCCCGGCTCGCGAAGTTAGATCAACTTTTGCTGTCGCGAAATAATTCTCCAATGACTTTCGCAGAGATAGGCAAGATCTTGGAGTTGGGCAGTCATTCCCCGGATGGCAAGAAAAACACTCGCCGCCAAAACATGACTCTCCTGGGAAAGACCTTAGAAGCCCTTCCAGATCGTTTTGAGGTATTCAATAGTAAAACCCAAAACGGTAAGATGGTAAAGTTAACACGCGAATACTTCCAGCACCTCGTGAGGGTCAGCCAAGGGGTGTAAATGTTTACACTTTACAAGATAGGCTAACTCTCTATAAGGTTCTCTGACCTTCTCGGAAGATAATAATAAAAGCATGTGGTTTGTGCATGTTTTTATATTAAGTTAGTTTGGAGAAGGAGAAGAGATAAGATAGATATTATACTAGAAGTTAAATCTTATCTATAGAGAAGATTGCCTGTAAAGTGTAAAGTTTACAGCGATACAAGATGTCCGATAAGTCCGGTGTTTACGTTATAAGATGCCATAACCACTACAAGATTGGCAAAGCAGATGATCTAAAGCAGCGACTTCATGATCTTCAAGTAGGATGCCCTTACGAGCTATCCGTTTCTGCCTTCTTGCCATGTGAGCTATCCGAGGCGTTCAAACTTGAGCAAATGCTTCATAGAAAATACAGTGGTTGCCGTGCTCGTGGTGAATGGTTCAAGTTAAGCAGAGCGGATCTAAAGGAGATATGTAGTTTCAATGAACGCGGCATATCCGGGTTAATCGATGTCTCTCTCAAAGAGCATACTTTTGCTGAATATGACAAGGCAGTTCTTGATATAATAAGATCAATATATAAAATAAACAAAATCGCATTTGAATCTATAATTATCGAATGTTCTGAGCAGATAGGAATAAGTGAAATCGACATCAAGGAAACTATTAAGCGGTTAATGCAATATGGTGAAATAGAATCTCCATGCAAAGGCGCATTCCAGCCAGCTTGATAGCGAATAATTATACGGTTTAGGAGAGAATTATAATTTGTCTCATACTAAGCGAATCTACAACCGCAAGCCCCTTCTCGGAGGCCCTGGCCTGAAAGGATGGATCACAAGCAATCTCGATGATCCTGAGATAGTAGCCATCGCAGAGGCTAATTATGTCTTTAGGCGGTATGGCGAATACTGCATGGGGCATTGCCATCATTGTAGGGATTGGCGATTAGATAGCAGAAGAAGACAGGAATGGAAGAGGGAGGAGAGATATGAATCAACTGCCAGATTGCATTTTTGAAAGTTCAAACGATGATGGCATACCAGATCTCCTGAAATCGATGGAAGCCGATTATGCAGATTACCCTCTCGCTTATGGATCTGTTCGCCGGGATCGCGATTATGTAGGCAGGACGATTCATTTCTATGTGGATGACTACCGCTTTAACGCTCTCGGAAATGCCGTCGAATACGGGCAAGAGTTCTGGAAGCTCTGGGAAAGACCTGACCGTATTTGGCGAAGCGGTGCACCCTCATTTTGTGAGATTAACTTTTCCACTTCCAATGCACAACCAAGGGCGCGGGCCATCTGGCAGATCTACAAGAAAAGACATCTCTCGCGATATCTTCAGGAACAGGGGATGAGATGTTTTGTTGACCTAAATGTCGCTCCAAGATGGGCTGAAGAGAACCTTCTAGGCGTGCCTCTCGGATGGAAGGCATTTGCTACTAGGGTACATAAAAACGACTCGTTGCAAACGATTACAGATCAAGCCTCCCTGGCAGAAAGCCACGCGGGAACCGATCAAATCAAGTTCATGGTCTATGGGCACCGTCGCGAAATAGAAGAATTGTGCAAACGATCCGGCTGGATATATGTCTCTGAGCAGGCTAGTATCTGGCAAAAGCGAGATGAATCTAAGGCAATGAAGCGAATGGAAAGACCAATCGAGGTGTTTTGTTAATGGGAGCTGGGGCAGGTGGTGGTGGGAATGGTGGTAGACCGGGCGGTGGTGGAGGCGGGCAATCAGGCCAACCGCAACCAGGAGATACTGCGCTAACCGCAAATATGCGAAAATACTACGAGCCGGGCGGGGCAACCGTGCAGCAATTCAGCGACGGCGGCGTGCAAGCGACACATCCGGCGGCAACAATACGGATCTATGCGGATAGATCCGCTGAGGTGTGGTCGTCTCGCGACGGGACAAAAGCATTCAAACCGCAAGCGGGCAGACTGCAAACGTATAAAGATCCCATGAAGGCCCTCGGAGAGTTTGAAAAAAGAACTGGAATAATCACTTAGAGGCGGCGATTTCTAGCAGCTTCTTTACGGCGGCTTCCGCCGGATAACCATATTCCCGGATGGCCTCTAAAGTATCTTTCGATACCTGCATAGAGGTCATCACGGGTTCCCGGATGACGCATTCATCCTCGGTATTCAAGATGCATGAATCACCCGGTTGGGCCTCAGGATGCTTGCAGTATCCATGAAAGCCATCTGGCTGATCCTTCCAAAATATGCATGAGGGCATTAGTAGCCCTCATCATTGTGTACTTGGTCGGGTTCGGTCCCTGCCGGGTAATCAACTGTGATTGGCTTGGATCTCATTGCCATCTCGGCGATAGGGGCCAATCTCCTTACATCGGCTTCAGTCATATTCAGTTCCTTGGCGATTATCTGAATTTCGGCTTCGCTCATGGGTTGCATTTTAGTATCAATCCTGTGCCTTTGCACAATACCTTATAGAATCTATAAGTATAAATAACCTTCCCTCACCATGTTCCATGCTACCACATGGCACGCCTACAACTTACACGCATGTAAAAAACGACATCACCTGACGCGATACTTATAAACATCATTACGTTTATCTAACACCAGTTTAGATAAAACAATTGCTGGATAGGCTGATCCCCGAAAACCGCTTTCGCAGGCGGCTTCCAGCTCTTAAACTCCTGCGATACACGATGCGAGGTGTATTAAGTGATGAGACATAACATAGCGGGCTCAGTTTATGTTTTGGAAGAATACGTGGGATTTTTTAATAATTATAAGGTAGGCATTTCAGGGAACGTCGATAAGCGTATTAGTGCATTGTCGTCGCGTTCTGTTGGCAATCTCTCCCTAGTATATAGAAAGGATTTCAAGTTTTGGGAAGATGCGCAAGATGTAGAATTGGCCGCGCATAGCTTTTTGTCTGATTATAGGATACCAGGTAAAGGTAGGGAGTGGTATAGAACCGATTTAAATAACATAATCCGTACGATTGAGACAATAATACATCCTAACAACGAATGTTATACATAGTCATGAGAAAATCGATCAAACAACGCTTTTAGCAAAGATCACATTCCTATAGTATTGGTAAATTGTGGTTTACAACTCACTGATACCGATAAATCGGTATCAGCGAAAACGAAATTTTGCGGTAGAATCCGTCGCGTCACCCTATACCTTTCGACCGCGAAAGGTGGCTTATAAAAATATGTTATCGCTTTTAGCAGACATCGCAAAATGCAGGTTACATGCACTAAGCTGGCATCCAATCAATCCGATCTGATATGATTGTATCCTTCTCGACGACCAGGGCATTGATAAGCAATATGGTGCCGCGATTCTTTACGTTCTGCATGGGGCCGGACATCTCGATTACTGGATACTTAGCGCCTATCAACATGGTGGCGTTCGGGATTTTGGTAGTGTATCGTTGCGAGAAGCTACCATAGCGGGTTGGCAATCCCAAAAAATCTATTGTGAAATTTCTTGCCTTAATTTCCATAGGCAGCTATTGATTTCATAGGATAAATAATTATCGGAGCGTCCATTCATGTCTATAATTTCTGATATATGCAACCACCTAGCGGATATGCCTAACCAGACACTACCAATCTATCCTATGCAATTCCCATCCGATGTGGTCAACTGCATTTGCATTTTCCCTACAGGCGGCGGCGTGGGTGGCAATATCGGTAATAGGCCCTCCGCGACCTTCGGCCAATCTCTCGCGACAGTGGGATATATCGATTATCCCGGTTGCCAAATTCAGGTTCGCTATACCGATCCTTGGAATGCTTTTCGCATAGCAGAGGACATACGGCAATGGCTGGATGAGAACCTGCCCACCGGATATCTGAGATGTGATACTAATAGGAGCCTGCCCGACGATTTGACGAATGATGCTGATTTAGGGATGTCCGGAGGCCCGGCATATCGATTTTCGGTTGACTTTAGCATGAGGAAGGTGCGGGCATAATGGTAGATACTCCTATCCAGCAGATTGGCGATGAATACGCCGCGAAGGTTGCAGAATCCTTTGAGGCGTGGGCAGAAGATGCAAAGGCATCCTACCCAAACATCAAACCGTTTGACCCGACTCCCATCTTACAAGAGGCCATGATGGCCGCTGGTGATGCTCAGTTGGCAGAACTTAGTGGCCTGGTAGGATTCAAGGTTAAGTTTGACCTTAAATCTCCCGAAGCAATCGCCTGGGCGAAAGAATATGGTGCTGAGCAAGTCAAATATGTCAATGCTTCCACCAAAACCGCGATTAGACAGATAACCGTTCGCGGCTTGAACGATGGCCTATCGCCGCAAGCTCAGAAGAAAGCGATAAAAGAAATCGTCGGGCTCTTGCCTCAGCATGTGGTTGCAGTCCAATCTTACCGCGAGAGCTTGTTATCTTCCGGCATGGATTCTGGCAGCGTTGACCGGCTTGCTGCTAAATATGTAGATAAGTTGCTGAGATATCGGGCCGGGACCATTGGCTTAACAGAATCACATACCGCGACCAATGAAGGCGCAAGACAGGTCAATCAAGATGCTGTTAAGCGTGGTGTCCTGGCAGAAAATGAATACCTGCAAGAATGGCTTTCCGCCGGGGATAAGCGGCGGTGTTCTCGATGTGGTGGCCTGCAAGGCAAGACTGCTAAGATAAACGGGGATTTTGCGGGTGATGGCAGGGGGCCGCCTTTACATCCGAGATGTCGGTGTACGGTGGTCCTGGTTAAGAATCCTGAATATAAACCAATTACCCGAATACAAGACCTGATAGCAGGGATAGATTCGAAGTCGCTCAGATATAGGCCATTGTCAGAGGAAAGGGCTGCGATTCTTGCACAAGCAAACCGTGATGTTCTCGCGGCACGATCTAAATTAACTGCCTTCGACCTCAAAAAAATAAATCCGTTGGGTGCGAGATTCGAGGCAGCGGTTGGAAAAGAACAGGAAGCTTTGCAAGTAGAATTAGAAAAACTCGCAGTCAAACGAGCCACACTATCGAACGCATTGGCAGAAAAAAGCTTAAAAGTTGATCGGATACGGCTATCTCAAGTTTATTCAAGGGGATATGATCTATCCGGTTTTAAGATTGACGGCGATTTGGTGGACGTATCTGTAACTGAATTAAATAACGGAATGCGTATAATTGTTAATAAGGAGTTCGCAGACAAATCAATCTACAACCCCGCCGTTTTGTTCCGAAAATATGAAGAGATGCCAGATCTTCTGAAGTCTGGCATTGATGACATATACGTTCTCGGACGCGACGGCATTAATCCGGGATGGGGCTTGTCAGGGGCAGACGCATCACATAGCGTAGATGAAATCGGGCGGCATTATGTAACATTATATAGGCCGTCCGGTGTGGGCGTATTCAAGCACGAAGCAGCACACGGATTAGAGCAAAAGATGCCGAGAATATCTGGCAAGATGTTTTCTGATTCGCCCATGTGGGTAGAAGCACAAAAGGCAGATGTAAAATACCCATCGCGGTATGCAAAAGAGGGCGGTAACTGGGAAGACTTTGCGGATTCTGTTGACATCTTCCTGAGCATGCCTGAAAAGTTTAAAGCCGCATGTCCCAACCGGTCAAAGATATTGGAGGAAATGTTCAATGTCAAAGACTGAACTCCGTCCGGGTGTATTCCTGTTTGAATATGACAATGGGAAAAGGTATATCCAAATATTTGAAAATGGTGTCATGGTAAAAGAGGCGTTTTTCGGAGTGAGCGATGCCAGTCACTTGGAATGATACCGCCTTCAAGAAATCCACCAAAACCAAAGGCATGGACGGCATTCATGAATGGTGTCTTACCGTCTGGCATCCGCAAGCCGCCAGAGATTGCCCGGTGGATGGCGGCACCATGAAAGGCTCGCTTGGGGTCGAAAGGGACGACGCCGCTAAATGTTGCTATGTGGGTGGTGGAGGTGCGGCTAGGGATTACATTCTGAAGCAAGAGCTTGATTCTAGCCTTCATCATACAGTTGGCAAGTCTCATTTCATTTCGGATGCCGTGCAACAGAATATAAGTAAACTGCCTCAATATGTTAAGAAACATGTAGGCTAATCATTTGGGCGTATCCGGGTAAAGATGGCCGTGCGCCTCGCATACCCCATGAGCTTCACAATAATATTCTTGAAATCCGCTCCACCAAGTACCGGGTTTGCCACAGAAGCAGCACGGTCCGGTATAACCGTTATATTCTGACTTTTTCATAGGCGTTTGTTAAGAACCAATTCTATTTAAATCTTTTCTCTTCTGTGATTGCTTCGCTGCAATGCGATTCATGAGATGCTAGCATGTAAGATATAGTTGCAACTATATAAGGAGATAAATACAAATGACAATATTAGCCGGAAAGGCTGGAAAAGTAACACAGGCTACAGAGTTCGTAGCAGAAATTAAGGCATGGAAGATCAATCTCAAAGCAGATACCAAGGAAACAACCCCAATGGCCACAGATAGTTCAACCGCCTGGAAGACCTACCTGTCCACCCTCAAGGGATGGGATGGCAGCATAGATACCGTAGGCCTGGATATGACTGACACCAACGGGCAGCTTGCCCTATTCAATCTGATAGGCGGCGCAAGCGTTGCCATGAAGTTCTACGTCAATGATACCAATTACTTCTCTGGTAGCGCATTGATCACCGGCCTTTCGCCTTCCGCTGACGTATCAGATGTCGTGCAGGGCGGCAGCTTCTCCTTCCAGGGAACCGGCGCACTGACATATAGCTGAGGTGTCCAATGATAACTTTTTTCGGAGGTGACACATGACGATAATTACGGGCAAGAAGGCTGGCTTTTGGGCACCTCACCAAGAAGCAGTATCCGTCATAGGCGGCACTAAAGAAGCCATGACGCAGGTAGGCAGCACTCTGGAATACTACATCACAGATCGCACTCATGCCATGTGGGACCCGGCAAAGGCCGTCCTCATCTATGACGGGGACACCGCAATAACTCCCTCTCGGATAGACTACGCGGGCGGGTATGTCACGTTGCAGGCGGCTCCTGCCGGT